TTAAGCTTGGCTTATGTAGTGCCCTTTAGGGAGCAGTGCAGGGTGTAAAATACACATTGGTGGTATTTTCTCAAGTGCTTTGGCAGAAAATTTTGCACAAAAACGAGCTAAATTAAACGATATAATACATATAATATATATAACGAAAAATACTGAAATAAAGTAGATGATATTATTAAATCAAAGATATAAAAATTCCATATATTTCGTGATAACGAGATATGACGATTTTACTGAATTGTCAAAGTATAATACAACACACGAGTTAGAGTGTTTTCAAAAATTTTTCAAAGGAGAGTTACAATGGTAGACAAAGCAATCAAGTGGGCATGGGACGATGATGAAGAAGAAGTTGATTTATTGTCAACAGGTGAAGTTCCGAAAGGCTTACAAAAGATAGCACCCGAAGAAAAGATTAAGGGATTAAGTAATAATGAGATTAAAGAGCAATTATTAAGTGGTGACTTAAAGTTACCTAAGGAGTTCCGTTCTACATTAGATTTAGATTTAAGTGAAGCAGAAGAAAGTGAAATTAGAGCTAAACATAGAAAGTATGCGGATTGGGCTTATGAGAGTGAGCGAGATTATATAGATACAAGTGATAGCAATAAGTCAATCCATAGTATAGTAGAGAATGACTCAGAAGTTAGTAAATCAGACATAGAAGAAGCAAATAATCTATTACAGAAGCGAATTGACAGATTGAAGTTAAAGCAAGTTACTAATGAAGTTACAGACGAAGTAATTATTAGTAGTAGCGGAATGAGTTTGAGTGATTATTTAAATAAGACTTATTTACGAGGCAATAAAGGACGTAAGCGTAAGCGTGAGTTCAATCGTAGAGAAGAAGATATAGCTCGGTTAGAGAGCAGAAAGAATGACCCATTATATGCTAAGGGAGTAGTTAAGCATTTAGAACAAGTTGAAAGACGAAAATTAGCTAAAGTGAAACAAACTCAAGCAATAAGAAAAGCGTATAATAAGGATAGATATACTAAGATGAGTCCAAACGAGAAACAACTATTGAAGTCATTAGGAATGACAGAGCAAGAGTTAATTAGTCAAGTTGGATATAACAGTATATTAGATGAAAAGGATAAAGCAAGATTATTAAGTGAGGGATATTTTGGAACTAAGACTATTGATGGTATAGGAGTTAAACAGCGTTATACTACATTAGGTGACATACAGATTTTAGAGTTCTTATATAGATTTCAAGTAGCAACTATAAATATATTATCAATTGCCTTAGACAAAGGACGAAGTGCTATTACAGGTCAATTAAATAAAATGTATAACATGGGATTAGTTGAGAAGCTGCCATTAGAGGGTAATTTATATATTTGGGGTTTAACTAAGTTGGGTCAAAGCATAATTACAGATGATGATAGAGCTCCGAAGCGGCCGAAGATTAAGGGTGTTAGTCAATTATTAACAATCAATTATGTAGTAGCATGTTTATATAGTAATAAGGTAAATGCTTTAAATTTAGATGATTTCCCGTATTATGGCAGAGAGTTTCAAGGGAAGATTGTTAGGGGTGAGGATATAATTCCAGAGCGATTTTTCAGAAGTGCATTATATAAGGAGTCATTTAATTTAACAGGCAAATATCATATGAAGTCAAGTGTCAATACACAAGTATTAGATAAGGGAGAGATTTTGTGGCGTGAGTGGGAATTGCATGGGAAGAAAGATGTTTCACCCGAGTTAGTTCTTGGTCAAGAATTTCTTTATCTATTATATAGCTCAGAAGCATTTGATAATAGTTATGTAATACCTGATTTAGTAGTTCGTAGGCCAAGATTAAGTGATGGTTCGCCTCAGAATATTGCTATTGAGGTTGAGAGAGCGAGCAAGAGCGTTGCTGAATATAGGAAGAAGTTGATTGCCTATAAGCAAGATAAGAGAGTATATAGTAAAGTAGTTTATATAACAAGCAATAAGAGTACAGTAGAAAAGATTATCAAAGCTGCTGAGTCTATTGGATTTGAAGATTACGACATAGTACCATTCTTAGATGTGAATGGAAAGAAAGTAAGAGTAGATGACCCATGGGCATTATAAAAGGAGAAGAATATGGCATTACCAAAGTTAGATAGTTTATATAATTCTAGCAATAAGAGTTTATTACCGAATCAGATAGAGACTGATTTTCCCCCTAGTCCAAGTGCGAATGAATTTGGTAATATGATAAATGACTGGACAAATACAGGTTGGATAGGGATGTTCCATTTAGATATGGTGTTAAGTTATGCAATCGAGGAAGGTGCTTCAGATATTCATTTGAATGCTGACAAACCTGTTGCATTTACGGTATTAGGGCAAATAGTTAAGAAGCATGAGTTCCCTATACCAGACAATATTTTAATGGAAGATTTGATGAAAGGGATTTTAAATCACCAAGCGCAAGGTAAGTTTGTTCGTGACTTAGATTATGATGCTTCATATGTAATTAAGAGAGGTCGCTATAAAGGTAGACGATTCCGTGTATCTGTATATAAGAGTTATGGTTCAGATGCTATAGTGTTTCGTACAATTACAGATGAAATTCCGACACCAGACCAATTAAACATTGAGCAAGAAGTTAAGAGTTGGTTTTATCAAACATCCGGTGCAATCTTAATATGTGGGCCAACAGGTAGTGGTAAAGCATTACATATAGATACATTAGTTCCAACACCTACTGGAATGAAGCGAGTAGGGGATATTAAAGTTGGTGATAAGATTTTTGATAAGGATAAGAATATAACTGTAGTATTAGCGATTCATAGTGCTTCAAGAAAAGATGTATTGTATCAAATAACTTTAGACAATGGAGAGAAGTTTAAAGCGAGTGGTCCTCATGAATGGGTAGTACATAATAACAAAGGTTTATTATCATCAGTAACAACAGATGAAATCTTTAATAAATTTGAATATGAGTATTTTATTCCAAAGCTCAACTTTCCGATAAGATTTTACAAAGGTTATACTGTTGAAGAAAGGAATGAGTTATTATATAGCAAAACTGGAAATTCTGAATTGGAAGTTATTATGCTAGATGAGTATGATGATGAAATTGTAGAATTAGCGAACAGTTTGGGTTATTACACATATTATGAACATGACAAGTTAGTAATTAACAAAACTAAGAAAAAACGATTAACAAGAATAGTTAAGATTGAAAAGATAAAAGATAATTACAAAGATTATTTTTGTTTTGAAGTAGATAGTGAGAGTCATACTTATTTAATTGGTAATACATTTACGATTACTCACAATAGTACAACAATGGCTTCAATTTTAAGAGAAATCCAATTAACCCAAGCAAAGAAAATCATTACAATTGAGAAGCCAATTGAAGCAATATTCCCCGATGATGGTAAAGCGTTAGTAATACAAAGAGCCATTCCCGAAGATTGTGTAGATTTTGAAATTGGATTAACTGGAGCAATGCGACAAAATCCCGATTATATTTTAATAGGAGAAGTTCGTAATCAATCAGAAGTTAGTGAATTTTTAAGAGCTGCAGAAACTGGACATTTAGCAATGAGTACAATCCATACAGTAAATAATGTAACAACATTAAACCGTATTCGTTCATTATTTAGTGGTGAGGAGCAACGTAGAATTTTAGCTACATTAGGTGATGTTTTGCGTGGAATTGTAAATCAGCAATTAGTAATGGCAAAAGATGGTACTGGAAGATTTGCAGTAAGAGAAGCATTAACAATTGATTATAAGATTAGACGATTGATAGCTGAGGATAATTTCCAAGCTATAAGAGATTATCAAGAAGCGAATGGAAAGACAATGGAGCAACAATTAGCAAAAGCTGTTTTAGCGGATAAATGCACATATGAAGAAGCGAGAAGCAAAGCACCCGACCAGATTTATTTTGACCATGTTTTTGAAGAATATAGCAAGTAAAAGGAATGATTTTTTCATTCCTTTTTTAAGCTGTTTTAAGCTGTTTTACTGGATAGTCGATACATTTATCGAAAGTTGGATTTTACAGCGATAGTGTGCAGTGAGTGACGATATAACATGGTCAAAAATGATTATAAGCAGACAGTTTTTTAACGAAAGTTTTTTGAGTAAAATATAAAAAAGTTAGTGATATAAAAAGAACAAAAAGGAATAATATAACTATAAGGAAATAGTAATTTATGGCAAAGAGCTCTAGTAGCTCTTTTTATATATTAAAGAAAAAGGAGTACAAACAAGTGTCATTAAAAGATTTAGGTAATGTAACATATTATAATTTAAATAATGAAATCAATAGACCAATTAACGGTTCTATTATGTTAAATAAAGATAAAGAAGCGTTAAAAGCATTTTTCAAGGAAAATGTTAAGCCAAACTATTTACGATTCGACTCATTACAAGATAAGCTAGATTATTTATTAGAAAATAATTACATTGAAAAAGGATTTTTAAACAAATACTCATATGAATTTGTTATTAAATTGTTTAAATTTGTATATAGTAAGGATTTTAGATTTAAGTCATTCATGGCTGCATATAAATTTTACAGTCAATATGCAATGAAAACAAATGATAATACTAAGTATCTAGAAAGTTTTGAAGATAGAGTTGCATTTAATGCTTTATATTTTGCTAATGGAGATGAAGAATTAGCATGGAGTTTAGCAGATGAATTGATTAACCAACGTTATCAACCTGCAACACCATCATTTTTAAATGCTGGAAGAGCGAGACGTGGTGAATTTATTTCATGTTTCTTGTTAGATGTAACTGACGACATGAATAGTATTGGTAGAAGTATTAACTCTGCATTACAATTAAGTAAATTAGGTGGTGGAGTTGGAATTAACTTGTCAAACATTCGTGAAGCAGGTGCAAGCATTAAAGGATATGAAGGAGCTGCTTCAGGTGTAGTGCCTATTATGAAAATGTTAGAGGATAGTTTCTCTTATGCTAATCAATTAGGACAAAGACAAGGTGCTGGGGCAGTTTATTTAAATGTATTCCACCCAGACATTATCGCTTTCCTTTCAACAAAGAAAGAAAATGCTGACGAAAAAATTCGAGTTAAGACTTTGTCATTAGGATTAACAGTGCCAGACAAGTTTTATGAATTAGCAAGAAATGATGAAGATATGTATTTATTCAGTCCTTTTGATGTGGAACGTATCTATGGTGTACCATTTGGATATATTGATGTAACTAAAGAATATGATAACTTAGTTAATAATGACAATATTAAGAAATACAAGATTAAAGCTAGAGATTTAGAAATGGAAATCTCTAAACTTCAACAAGAATCAGGTTATCCATATGTAGTTAACATTGATACAGCTAATAGAGCAAATGCTGTTGATGGTAAAATCATTATGAGTAATCTATGTTCAGAAATTTTACAAGTACATAAACCAAGTAAAATTTTAAATAATCAAGAGTATGAAGTAATGGGTTCAGACATTAGTTGTAATTTAGGTTCTACTAACGTATTGAATTTAATGGTTTCACCTGATTTTGGTAAATCTGTTAGAACAATGGTCAGAGCATTAACATTTATTACAGATACTTCTGACATTGATGTAGTACCGACTGTAGCAAAAGGAAATAGAGAAAAACATTCAATTGGATTGGGAGCAATGGGATTACACACATTCTTTGCTACTCATCATATGAAATATGGTTCACCAGAGTCAGTTGAATTTACTAATTTGTATTTCATGTTGTTAAATTACTGGACATTAGTTGAGTCTAATAACATTGCTATTGAACGTAACGAAACATTCTATGGCTTTGAAAAATCTAAATATGCAGATGGTTCTTATTTTGATAAGTATATAACTGGAAAATATGTACCACAATCAGAGAAAATGAAAGATATGTTTGATGGTATTTATATTCCAAGTGTAGAAGATTGGGAATATTTAAAAGAGTCAGTAATGAAATATGGTTTATATAATGAAACACGTTTAGCAGTTGCTCCAAATGGAAGTATTAGTTATATAAATGATGTATCTGCTTCAATTCACCCAATTATCCAAAGAATTGAAGAACGACAAGAGAAAAAGACAGGTAAGATTTATTATCCAGCTAGAGATTTAAGTAGTGATACAATTCCATATTATGACTCAGCATATGACATTGACATGAGAAAAGTTATTGATGTTTATGCAGCTGCTACTGAGCATGTTGACCAAGGATTATCATTAACATTATTCATGAGAAGTGAATTGCCTGAAGGTATGTATGAATGGAAAACTGAAACCAACAAAATGACTACAAGAGATTTGAGTATTTTGCGTAACTACGCTTTCAAAAAAGGTATTAAATCAATTTATTATGTAAGAACTTATACATCTGACAATTCAGAAGTTGGTGCTAATGAATGTGAATCTTGTGTTATTTAAGGAGTTAGAACAATGGATAAAAATTATAAATATTACAAAGCAATTGACTGGAACTCAATTGAAGATGAAATTGATAAATCAACATGGGAGAAGTTAACTGAACAATTTTGGTTAGATACTCGTGTTCCATTATCAAATGACTTAGATGATTGGAGAAAATTAAGTCCAGCAGAAAAAGATTTGATTGGTAAAGTATTTGGGGGATTAACTCTTCTTGATACAATGCAATCAGAAAGTGGTGTAGAGGTGTTAAGAAAAGATGTTCGCACCCAACATGAAGAAGCAGTATTAGGAAATATTCAATTTATGGAATGCTATACAAAAGGCCATCAATTATTGACTTATGATGGATTCAAAGACATCTCTGAAATTACAGAAGATGATTTTGTACTGGCTTACAATAAAGATACAAATACAACAAGATTTGAAAAAGTTGTAAAGACATCTAGTCACAAAGCAGATAAAATCTATCATTTCCACAATAAACATTTCTTTGATTTGAAAATTTCACCAGGTCATAGAATGTTGATTGAAGAAAAAACAGTAAAAGAAAGTAAATGCAATGATTGGTATAGCTCTGTGTACACAGCTGAAGAATTATATAAAAAGAAATTTACTAGTAACTATCAATTCTTATTAAATAGAGAATTTGAAATAAAAGGTAATAAATTAACACCTCTTGAAAGATTTTTCATTGCTTATCAAGCAGATGGTTCGCATAGAGAAAGAGAGAAAATTAAATTTAGCCGCTTGACTAATGAAGAGGATTATGCAGACAAATGCAAGAGTACAGACCTGTATGGAACAATTGGTTTTGTTAAAGAAAGAAAAATCAAACGTTTTGAATCTATATTGAAAGAATTGAAAGAAATAGATTACAATTTGTTATCTAGCTCAGATAAGAAAGGTGGAAAAAATTGGGCAGTAAAAATTCCTTATGAATATTTTTCAAAAAATAAAGAATTTAAGGATTGGTTTAATTTAGAGTCTTTTGATTCAGATAAAGCTAAAGATTTCATTTCTGAATTAGCAAAATGGGATTCATTTGAATACCAAGCTGAAAATGATAATGGCTATATTTCTTATTACACCAAAAATGAAAATAATAAAGATTTTGTAGAGCAAGTTGCTACATTAGCAGGTTATATTTTTACAACAACAAAAGATAAAAAGAAAAATGCAGACTTTGAATGGTTCGCGGTTAGAATTAGAAGAAATCAAAATAATCTAAAATTCACAACCGTTGAGAAAGAAGTATTAGATTCTGAAATTGTTTATGGAGTAGAAGTTCCAAGTTCTTATTTGGTTGTAAAAACAAAAGATGGATTAGTTATATCTGGTAATTGTGTTCATGCTAAATCATACTCTTCTATCTTTTCAACATTAAATACTAAAAAAGAAATTGAAGATATTTTTGAATGGACTAATAATAATGAGTATCTACAAAAGAAAGCAAAGATTATCAATGAAATTTATGAACGTGGTTCTGCATTAGAAAAGAAAGTTGCTAGTGTGTTCTTGGAATCATTCTTATTCTATTCAGGCTTCTTTACTCCATTGTATTATTTAGGTAATAATAAAATGGCGAACGTAGCTGAAATCATTAAATTGATTATTCGTGATGAATCAGTTCATGGTACTTATATTGGCTATAAATTCCAATTAGGATTTAATGAATTACCAGAGGAAGAACAAACAAAACTTAGAGATTGGCTCTATGAATTGTTGTTTGAGTTATATGAGAATGAAGAGAAATATACAGAGATGTTATATGATGAAGTAGGTTGGACTGAAGAAGTAAAATCATTCTTACGATACAATGCTAATAAAGCTTTGATGAACCTCGGGCAAGACCCACTATTCCCTGATAGTTCAGAAGATGTTAACCCAATTGTAATGAATGGAATTTCAACTGGAACTTCAAATCATGATTTCTTCTCACAAGTAGGTAATGGTTATCTATTAGGGCAAGCAGAAGCTATGAAAGATAGTGATTATGACATATAAAAAAGATGAGCTTTAGCTCATCTTTTTGTATTTGTTTGTAAAGATATTTAATTTATAAAAGAATAATATATATAACACATAAAAAGGAGTAGCAACATATGAAAATTATAAAAACCAACAAAAAAGAAGAAAATTTCAATATAATGAAAATTATTACTGTTTTACATAAAGCTAATGAAAAAAGTAATGCTACAAGTGAAGATATAAAAAAGGTAGCAAATATAGTAGATATAAAAGCTCATGAAATAGAAAATTTAACTACAGAAAAATTAAGAACTATTATAGAGAATGTTCTTATAGAAAATGGATTAACTGATTTAGCAAGAAATTATATAATAGGTAATTATAAAAATGATGTAAAATATCAGTTAAGTAAATTAGATGAAAGTATTTTAGATATAATAAGTAACTCTAATACAGAAGTAGCTTTAGAAAATTCCAATAAAAATGCTAGGATAAATAGTACTCAAAGAGATTATGTTGCTGGTGAAGTTAGTAAAAGTTTGTATTATAGAATATTAGGTGATAAAGATGTAGTAGAAGCCGACAGAAAGGGTATAATACATAGACATGACAAAGATTATTATATACAGCCAATGCTAAATTGTTGCCTAATAAATATTGAAGATATGTTACAAAATGGTACTAATATTTCTGGTGTTCAAATAGATAAGCCTAAATCTTTAAGAACTGCAGCTACAATAGTATCACAAATATCTGGTGTGGTTGCGAGTAATCAATACGGTGGGCAAACAATAAATTTGGGTCATTTAGTTCCTTTTGTTAATATTTCAAGAGAAAAAATAAAGAATAAAGTAAAAGAAGATTTAGCTCTATTAAATTTGAATACTTCAGAAGAAAAAATAAATGAATTAGTAGAAAAAGAACTGAAAAAAGAAATTCAAGATAGTGTTCAAACAATGAATTATCAATGGAATACTATTTCATCTACTAATGGTCAAACTCCTTTTGTTTCTTTATTTATGTATATAAACGAGCAAAAAGATGAAAGAAATAAGAGTGATTTAGTATTATTGATAGAAGAATTTTTAAAACAACGAATAAAAGGAGTAAAAAATTCTGCTGGTGTTTATGTTACTCAAACTTTCCCTAAATTATTATATGTGTTAGATGAAACTAATGTATATGAAGATAGACCTTATTTTTGGCTTACAGAATTAACTGCTCAATGTACAGCAAAAAGAATGGTACCTGATTATATTTCAGAAAAAGTAATGCTAAAAAATAAAAAAAATAAATATGGTGAATCAGTAGTAGTACCTCCTATGGGTTGTCGTTCTCAACTATCTGTACTAGATGAAGAACCAAATAGATTATGGGGAAGAGCTAATTTAGGAGTAGTAACATTAAATCTACCTTATGTAGCTTTAGAATCTAAAGGAAATCCAATAGAATTTTGGAAGCTGTTTGACAAATATTCTAATTTAATAAAAAAAGCTCAATTAGATAATTATAAAAAATTATTAGGCACAACTTCAGATGTAGCACCAACTTTATGGCAATATGGAGCATATACAAGATTACAACCGGGTGAAAAAATAGATTCTTATTTAACAAAAGATAATTGCACAGTAAGTTTTGGTTATGCTGGATTATATGAAGCAGTAAAATATATGACTGGTAAATCTCATACAGATTCAGATGCTAAAGATTTTGCTATAGCAATTATGAAAAAAATGAATGAGTATTGTGAGTTATGGAAAAATGAAACTAATCTTGGTTGGGGAGTATATGGAACTCCATTAGAATCAACAACAGAAAAATTTGCGAAAGCTTGTATTAGAGATTTTGGAACTATAGATGGGGAAACAATAAAGAATTATGTAACCAATTCTTATCATGTGGTTGTTAGAGAACAAATAGACGCTTTTACAAAATTTGATTTTGAATCAGAATTTCAAGAATTATCTAATGGGGGAGCTATCTCTTATGTAGAAATTCCAAACATGATTAACAATATTCCAGCAGTTGTTAAAATTATACAATATATATATGAGCATATTATGTATGCAGAATTAAATTGTAAATCTGATTATTGTTTTAAATGTGGGTTTGATGGTGAATTAGAGGCTCATAGACATGAAGATGGAAGTCAAGGTTGGATTTGCCCAGAATGTGGTAATAATGATACTGACAAATTAAGTATAGTTAGACGCTCTTGTGGATATTTAGGTTCGCAAACTTGGGCTGACGGAAGATATGAAGAAATAATAGATAGAGTATTACATTTGTAGGAGTAGCTTTAATATATGAATTATATGACTATTAGAGAACATGACATAGCAAACGGGCCGGGAATAAGAGTAACTTTATTTGTTTCTGGTTGTAGATTAAATTGTAAAAATTGTTTTAATAAAGAAGCTCAGTCTTTTTCAGCTGGAAATAAATTTACCAAAGAAACAATTGATTATATATTGAAAGTTTTAGACCAAGAGCATATAAATGGATTAAGTATTTTAGGTGGGGATTCATTAGAGAAAGAGAATCAAGGGCCGACTTTAGATTTAATAAAAGCTTTTAGAGATAAATTTGGGAACTCTAAAGATATATGGGTTTGGACTGGCAGGACTTGGAATCAATTACAAGAAAATGGAAAATACAGAACTAAATTTACTGAAGATTTTTTAAAAAATATAGATGTGTTAATAGATGGCCCATATATAGAAAGTCTTAATAAAAGAGGGCTAATATATATGGGAAGTACAAATCAAAAAATAATAGATTCTAAGAAGTCTATTGAACAAGGAAAATTGATTTTGGCAAAAGAAGATAGTATAGAAAGAAGATAAAAAACAGCTCTTGATAGATTCATCAAGAGCTGTTTTTAATACAGTTTAGCGTCAGTATGTGACGATATAACACACCCTAAAATCAGTTATAGAAATGTGAAATCAATAATAAAATAGATACAATAAAGAATAGTGAAAATGTAATAAGCCTAAGTCTTATAGTTATCTTTGGAGTATGTGTTTCACCATTAAAAGCATTACCTAATGTTTCTTGTTTGGGTGCTTGTAGAAAGATTAGCAATGTAATCAATAGCATAATAATCAAAGTAATAATAGTCATATTATTTCACTCCTTTAAAAATTGGTTGGTAATTATTTTTAGCTGTTAATCCAGCAATTTGGTGGCAAATATCTTGAATTACTCCAACCAGAATAAGAATATTGATACCTGTTAGGGATAAACCTAATTTAATTGGTGATACAATTTCTAATACTAATGAAGTGATAGCAATGATTGTTAAGATTGGAGCACCGATGTTTGTGATACCAATAACTTTATTATTGATGTATTTTTCAACATTTTCATTAGTAACACCTTTAATGTACATAGAGCTCTCTCTTAAATTCTTAGTTAATTCCTCACCATCAATTTGTACTAAATTATATAGATAAGAAAATACAAAAATAAGAATTGAGTAGAATAAAATTCCAGTCCATGTGGAATAATCAGTAAAAGTCCAAATATGACCAGTAATTTGTCCGATTGAGCCAATTATAGCAAGCAAGCTTGATGCGAAGATAATTGGCATAACAGAACTAGCAAGAAGTTTAACTGGAAGATAATGAGCTTTTATATTTACATTATAATTTTTAGATTGTAGCGGGAATGTGTATTCCTTTTTATTAGCGAAATATGAGATAACAATAATTATCAAATAAGCTACGATTGCTAAGATAACAGATTGTAAGTATGGAGTAAAATTATTTGTATAATATTTTTGAGTATCATATATATTATAGAATTGACCCGGTAATGAAGTTAATATACCAAATGCAATAATATTAGATTGCCCATTACCAATCCCCATTTCATCAATCAAACTTCCAATATAAGAAACAAATAATCCGCCACTTGCAAGTACAATTGATAGAATCATTTTAGTGTTATTATCTGCTGTGATAGAAACACCTATTGTATGACTAATTGTTGGAGAGAAAAGGATTCCAATTGAGGTTAAAATTCCAAAAAGGAAAGTATATAATCTTGTATGTTGAGCCAATTTCATTTGTCCAGCAACACCTTGCATAGATAATTTTTTGTAATATGGTACTAATCCTTTAGAAAACAATTGTACAAGGATTGATGCTGTAACATAAGGGGATGCTCCTAGAGCGAGTAATCCTAATCTGCTTAATGACCCACCAGAAGATAGATTCATTAAATTAGCGATTGCCGATTGATTGTTGGAATACTCTATTTTGATACCTGGTAAAGTAACGCAAGTACCAAATTCAAATATAGCAAGCATTAAAAGAGTAAAAAGGACTCTATTTCGTACTTGTTTAGTTTTTATCCATTTCACTTAATTTTCCCCCTTTTTTGAAAGTTTGATTTAGTTTTGTTTGCATAGACATTTTGAGTTTTTAGACTAGTATAATCTTTTAAATCTATGATTGCTTCAATAGCATGTTGATAAACTTGTTGTTTGAATTTTTCATATAGAGCATTAGCTTCGTTTTGATAAGTGATGATTGGATTTTTACCATTTTGACCTCTCCAACCAATACCGGATTTAAGAGCTTCTAATTTGTCAATATGGTCTACCCAAGCTTTGTCTAATGAATAAAGTAATATTTCTTTAGCAAGTTTTCTTTTTGCATTTTCATCTTCAGTTAATAAATTGAAGTTATTGATTGCTTCTTCATTATCATCTAATGCTTCATACATTAACTCTATAACTAAGTTATCATTATCACGGAATGACTGTAAAATAGCATTTCTAGTATTGTAGAATATATTTCTTTGTTCTCTAACAACATCATCAAATTTCAAAGCACTTCTACGGGCAGAGTAGCTATTACTTTCTAATTCTTCTTGAATTGCTTTAAAAGCTTTTATAAATGAATTAGGTAAAGGATTTGTTAATTTGAATCTTTTAATAAAATCAACATTAACACGTTTGAATATTGAATCTTCAAGGGAAATAATAGTTTCAGTAAATCCAGCAGCTCCTTGTCTTGAAGTTCTTCCTTTTAACTGATTGTCAATTCTAGTACTTTCATTTAATTCTGTAAGGATAACAACTAATTCAGTATCATCTTCTACTTTAATGTCAGTACCTCTACCTGCCATATTAGTTGCGATTGTAATAGCATCTTTAATACCAGCTTTAGAAATGATTTTTGCTTCTTCTTCATTTTGTTTAGCATTTAAAACTTTATGTTTTAATCTTGCTTTATTTAATTTTTTAGATAGCAATTCACTATCTTCAACTGATACAGTACCAACAAGGATTGGTCTATGTTTTTTATGATGATGAATAATTCTATCAACAACATAATTCCATTTTTCTTCAGAAGTTGTAAAAGCAATGATTTCTTTATCTTTTCTATTTAATGGTTTGTTTGGTTGGATTGGAATAACTTTTAATCCATAAACTTCTTGAAATTCGTTTTGTTCTTCAATAGCAGTACCAGACATGCCTGAAATTTTATCATACAATCTGAAGTAATTTTGTAAAGTGATAGTAGCAATAGTTTTATTTTCTTCTTTAATTTCAACACCATTTCTTAAATGTTTAGCTTCTAATGCTTGGTGTAAACCATTTGAAAATCTTCTACCTGGTTGCATACGGCCTGTAAACGTATCAATGATACAAACTTCTTTATTTTTTCCTTTAGTAACAGCATAATCAACATTTTCTTGATAAATAAAATTAGCAAGCAATGCTTCATTGATTAAGTGCATATAACTAATGTTGTGTTCATCATAAATATTCTCAATATTATAAGCTTTGCTAACTTTTTCTGCACCCTCGTTAGTAAGACTTGCTGTACGAGTCTTATAATCAATTTTCAAATCTGTTTCTGGTGATAGTGTTATAACAATATTATTAGCTTTCATAATTGGAGCAATAGGACTCTTTGAATCTTGACCGATAATGAGTGGAGTTCTTGCTTCATCAATCAAAACTAAGTCAACTTCATCAATCAATGTGGAATTAAATCCATGTTGGTTTACTCTATATGAAAGGTCTGGCACCATATTATCTTTTAGATAATCAAATCCAAGTTCATTAGCAGTAGAATACATAATGTCGCAATTATAAGCTTCTCTTTTTTGAGTAACATTCATTTCATTAAGATTTAATCCAACTGTAAATCCTAAAGTTGTATAGAGCGGCTCTAATTCTTCCTTATCACGTTTAGCTAAATATTCATTAACTGTAACAACATGAGTAGGTGCTATTGTAGCATTTAGAATTGTAGGTAAAGCACTTGTATAAGTCTTTCCCTCACCTGTTCTCATTTCAGCAATATTACCCTCATATAAAGCGATTGCACCGTGCAACTGCACATCATGAAGAGTAATGTTATAAATCTTCTTAAATAATACATATACAATAGCATATACATATTTTAAGTTTTTTGCTGCTTCTTCTTTTGTCTGTTTTTTATATTTTTGAAATTCTTTTGATAGTTCATCAATAGAAAACGAATCAAAATTTTGTGAAATTAGTTTTATTTCTTCAGTAATTTTAATTAGTTTTTTAGTATAATAGTCAGTTTCTTTCTGATTTATCCATTTAGTAAATCTATTCAAAGTCTTTCTCCTTTTCGTGAAATTTTACTCTATTGCGGATATTTATATTGTAAACCACAATAAAATTTTCTATAGTTATATTATTCTTAAATTCTTTAAAAATATCAAGTAAATTTTGGAATAATATAATTAACTAACCAAAAAAGGAAAGGAAAAATATGTCTATTTATAAAGAATTACAAAAGAAACACCCGGAAGTAACAGGTAAGTTAATTGTTACAAAAAACAAGGATAATAAAGTTATTGTTTCAGGTTCTCTTAATGCTGATAATGTTGAAGCACTGAAAGACGATTTGATTAGTATTCTATTGAAACAATATAAACAAATTGTATCTATTGCTGGAGTTAAATTTAATGAGGGATTTACTGTTGTAGAAGATGAAGTTGTTACTACAAATCATCAAGATAAAAATACAGCAGGAGCAGTAAAAATTCTATATAATGGAATGTTACCTGTTTCAGCAATTAAGAAAGATGAAAAATTCAAATTATTTACACAAATTAACTTTGACAAAATGGATAATGCTGTAATTGAATTACGTTTTATTGCCCCAATTATCCTAGATTCAAACTTGAATATTATTGATGGTAATATGCGCTATGATTTAGCAGTAAATAATAATATTCAAGAAGTACCTGTGATTATTATTGATGATAGTGGAATCAAAGCGGATATGTTAAGACTAATCTTAAATCGCTCATCAGAGTTTCAACGTTGGAATTATGATGCTGTTTCTCCATTTGTAGATTCAATTCCAGTTGCTCAACCAATTTTAGAACCTCTTGGATTCTTTGGAGAAAAATTATTACCAGAAAGTTATTTCTCTAATACAATGTTTGAGTACAAGATTGATGTATTTAATAATCAACAAGGTAAATACACTCAAGATACAACTATTGCTGATTGGGCAGAATTTAGACGAGCTGAAATTCAAGCTAATCAAGAAGCAATTAAGAAACAAAGAGAAAAGAAAAAGAAACAAAAACTTAAAACTCGTCAAGCCAAATCATTATTTGATATGCTACAACCAACTGAAAAAGATTTTGTAGAAACTTATGACATGGAAGAAGAAGTAAAAAAACAAGTTGGTGAAGTTCGTGAAGTTGCAGCTAAAATTACTGAAGCATATGACGAAGAAAGAAAAGCGATTATTGAAGCAAAAGGATTGAATTGGCAAAACAAAACAACTCAATCTAAGACAAAAGCTGCTAATAAACGTGAAGAATTTATTAACTATGTAAATTCATTAAATATTGAACAAGAGCTCAAAGATGAAATCTTTAGCAATATGGATACATTTGATACTGAGAAAGAATTAAAAGCTTACGTGAAAGGATTGTTAGAAAGTGATGAATAAAAAATATTTGATTACTGGGATAAATGGTTATATTGCTTCATTTATGACTAAATATATTAAAACCTTAAATCCTAATTCAGAAATTTATGGAGTACTTCGTAAGGGTAGTTTATTAAAAGAGGAATTGACAGACCTTGTAACAGATTTAGTATGTTATGATAAGAAAAAATACTTATATTTAGATAGAAATAATAATGAGCTAGATTTTTCAAAATTTGACTATGTAATTCATTTAGCAACTAATTTCAAAGGTGATAATTCGACTGAATCAATTATACAATTATTAGAAGATAATTTACTTTCTACGATTGCTCTATATAAACAAATTGAAAAATCAGACAAGCAACCTCATCTTTTAGTTGCATCAAGTTGGTCTGCTTATAAAAATTATGGAGAATTTGCTCCGGCTAATCCATATTCAGCAACAAAATATTTTGCTGAAGATAGTTCTAAAATGTTTAATTTAGAAAAGCTAACATTTTTAAGAATTTCAGATACTTATGGACTGAATGATACTAGACCAAAAATCCATAATTTATTAACAAGGAAAGAAAATCCAATCAAAGCTCTTAATTCTCCAGCAGAGCAAAAAATCAATATGACACATATTGAAGATGTTACAAGAGCTTTCTTACATTGTATTGAGAATGAATACTTTGATGTGGCAGATTTATATTACAAAAAAAATGAAGTTACTTTAGAAGAGTTAGTTAAATTGCTAAAATTAGAAAACGTAACGTTTGGTGACAAAGAAATTGCTGAATTACCAAATCAAACTAAAGCAATTCCAAACTTCAAATTAAAACATAATATAAAAAATATTTACAAAGATTTAAAAAGGGGTGAATAAATGGAAAAAGGCTATAAAAAGATTTCAGATGATTTAATCTTAACTCCACAAAACAAGATTTTATATAATGACGGTATTGAAGAGTTTACTGATGAACAGATTGCAGAATTAAATCAAAAAGAAGTAGATGAAAATAACAAAGCTTTAGAAAAAGTCTTAGAAGCGGGTTATGTTAAATTTCCAGTATTCTTTAGAGACCCTTATGACAATCTAATTGAATCTGCTTATTATCTTCCACCTACATTTGAACCATCATGTAAAGAGGGATTTGTGGATAAGCACAAAATGAATTTCAATATTTATATCCCATCTTATGGTCGTGCTGGTACTGCATATACAGTAAAGATGTTGGAAGATTTTAATGTTGAAAATTATTATTTAGCTATTGATGCTACTCAATTTGAAACTTATTCTCAACACTATGATAATAAACATATTATTATTAGAGATACTTCATTTAGAGGTGTTGATAAATTAGACATGCTTACTTCTAAAAAATCACCAAATACTTATCATGGAACAGCTGGTTTGTATAATTCACTTTTATACTTTAGTAGAAGTTTGGGTGAAACACATTACTGGACGATTGATGATGATATGATTGGATTAGCAATGAAAGCTTACAAAGGTGAAACAGAGTTTAAAGATGGTATGTCTTATAATAAAGATGATTTTTACCGTTGTAGTCACATCTTAGAAAGATACGGGTTCTCATTCACTAAATTCATGAAATGTTTAGAAGATTTAATGTTAAAAGCTCGTAACCCGGGTTTCCTAGGGTTAGAGAAATTTGGTTTAGTATTTAATCTACCTGTTTCTTGGCGTATGGGTACTCGTTTATATTCATTCTATTTAACTAATAACAAGAATCAAATCAATCATTATGGGCAACATAATAACGATGTAATCACAAGCTTAGGAATGAGTAAAGCTGGTTATGTAAATATGCTCTTTGAGGGTATTTATTATAACTCTGGCCCAACACAAGCAGGCGGTGGATTAACTGAAACATATAAGAAATTCGGCACATTAGACAAAGGTAAAGTATTAGTAAATGCTATGCCAGATTGTTCTAAGATTTCATACAAGTATAATCGTATTCACCATACAGTAAACTACAATAAATATAATCAACAAAGGCTTGTAGGAGCTGCAAAAACAGAATAAATAGACAACAAAAAATAACCATGATTTTATCATGGTTATTTTTCTTTTTAAACTGCAGTATTTCAGCAGTAAGTTAATTCTTGATAGATATGTCATGAGTCATATTTAAATACAGTGAGCTGTCTGCTACAGTGTGTAGCGATTATTAGAAGTCGCCTAACGGTTGTTCAGGTAGTAGCTGAGAAACAATCATCTTGAATGAGTTTTTAATACCCTCATTATAGATAATTTCATTTAATGAGTGATGATTTGCTTTAGTAGTAATAAATTGAGGCATGTTAGGAATAAAACCTAATATTTTAATTCCATGAGAAGCTCTTTCAATTTCTTTTAAGCCAATACCTGTATTAGGGATAAATTTATTGATAATAATACCAACTTTATCTTCATCAATTGTTTTCTCTCTTAATGGTGAGTAAACAAATTCTTTAATCCAACGGCCCATACCTTGCAGTGAAGAAATACCCATATCACTTACCAATACAATTTTGTCTGACATTGGATAAGCAACTTCTGAAAATAGAGGGTCTAAATAATTAACAGATGTATCTAAGATTACATAATCATACATAGTTTTAAGAACTTTTATTACTTCTAAGTAGAATGCTGGGCTAATTGCTTCAGCATTTTTTGGTGTTTTAGGAGCGAATAAAAAGTCTGTATTAGATTTAGGATTGTGATAAATCCCTTGTTTAATATGTTCTTCTGTTAATTTTTCGGTATTGTCTTTTCTAGCAATATATACATTAACTATATTTGGACTTGTTGCATTATTTAAGTAACCTAATTGTCCGTCTTTCACATCAAGGTCAACAGTAATGATTTTTGGAGCATGGTCAACCAATCCTTGTTCAAAGGCTTTTTGTCCAGCTTCACTTAGGAAAGCACCAATACCTGTACTATCTGTTGATTTACCAGAACCACCTTTAGATGAAGTAACAGTAATAACTGTTCCATTTCCAGTTGATTCATAATTTAGGATTTCTTCGTCTGTATCTTCTTCAAAGCCTTCAATTTCACCCATACCATTGTCTGTATCAAGAAGTTTTCCAACAACATCTTTAGTATCTTTAGGTACTAATGGGGAATCTACATATTTAGCGATTGAGTCATACAATTCATCAAGTATTAAATCCCCATATTCCACAAAGTAAAATGGAGTGTTAGCATTATATGAATCATCTTCTTTAGCTAATTCAAATTGTTTGTTTTTTATTGCTGTTCTAATCTTACTTTCTTCTGAAGCTCTATCTTGTGGTGGAATTAAAATATTGATTACAGAATATGGTGCCAAGAAAGCAGCTAATTCTGAAAATAAATCTGGGTTATTGTTGAATAGGCGAGAAAAAAGAATTACAACAGAAGTGTCTTTTGAAATGTTACCATTATCATCATCTAATTCTCTTTCTAAAGCTTCAACATTTTCAAGTGGTATTTGAAAGTCCCAGTTTGGTTCCATATCCACAAAAGCTTTATAAACGACTTCAGGTCCCACAAAAGCTATTTTATGTTGCATAATTTTCTCCTTTAAAAATCTTTAATTTTTCAATTAAAATATCGTATAGTTATATTATTCTCAAATCTAGTTAAAAAAAGAAAAGCCATCAAGCTTTTCTATTTTTGCGATTCTAATACTGCATTTGGGTTCGTATCAAAGATTTCTGCCCAGCCATCTGGTGCCATAATTTGCACAATACCAGCATTTCCTTGACAATCTTTCATTAAGCAGGTACCTGGGTGTAAATCTGGTAGAATAGATGCCCAACCTGGGTCTTCCAAACGCATAGCTGCTACAGTCATGTCGTTATCTCTTTCATCATTGTTACGGAAAGCGAAACGAGTAGTAATAGTGTTATCTAGTGAAGCACTATCTCCAAAATTTAAGTGTTTTGGTGATTGAGAAATAAGCAATACACTCATATTAAGTGAGCGACCTAATAAAGCAACTTCACTCATCATAGCTTTACCTTTTGGAGTACTAGCAACAGACCACGCTTCGTCAATTACAAGAGTTTTTCTGATTTTTTTATCTGAGCGCATTGAATCAATAACTTTCTGAGTAAGCAAACTCATAATAGCAACTGAAATACGTTCGCTGTTACTATAATCATTAAAAGATTTTTCAGAAGTTGGTAATGACAATCCCATTAGATTAGCAACAATAGTTCCATTAGAAATATTTAATTCTTGTTTCTTTTTAGAGCGTTTATCTCTACTAAGAAGTTTTCCTAATCCAACTTGTAGATACGTTTGTAATGTCATACCCACACTTCTAACTCTTTCATCATCTCTGTAACGGTTCATTGCAGCTGCAACTGACATAAATGATGGCCTATCATCTTCTACCACATCTTTGATAATAGGGATAATTGTACTTTGTAATTCATCATCAATTCTACCAACTAGGGCAACAAGTATATCCATAGTTAAAGCAGTATTTTCAGCAATATTATTAGTAAATGAAGTTGGGTCTAGCATACCAATGTTTTCATCACTAATTACTCCATTTGCTTCTGCTACATTCCAAATGTCTACTTTGTTAATATATCCTAACTCATAAAGTTTGCGTAAGGCAATAAAGTCACCTTTGGGGTCAAGTATAACTTGAGCTTTGTTCATAAGATTACCGTGACAAGCCAAAAGTAGCCCAAGGAAAGTTTTACCTGACCCTGGTGAACCCGAAATGAATGATACAGGTGCATAGTTTTGTGAAATAGCATAATGAGAATCCCAAAATACAGGTGTTGGAGTTCCTACAATAGAAACTCCAATCATAGTACTTGTTGAATATTTACTCTTACTTACCATTATATTTTATTCCTCATTTTAGTTTACTTAAATATTCTATATCTGACCTACGAGAAACAGCAATAGAATTATCAATTTTATAAGTATGTTCTTTCTTTACTGGTTTATGGTCACAATAATATTTAGGGGAAGTCAAATAGATAATTTGAGTTTTAGTCCAATCATAGAATGATTTACCACCCCAAATAGGTTTACTCATGATAGTTGCTAAACCAACTGGAGGGCCAAATATTAAAGCAGCCGTCCATATATTTAAAGTATGAAGTTTAACAATAAATAAATAACCAATTGGGAGACCCCAAATAGCAAATGTGATAAACAGATAAACCCAGAAGATTAACCTTACTGGTTTCTTAAATTTAATGTCAAATAATGAATAAATAAGGAGCTCTTTCGAGAATAGATTAGTCATATCCAAAACTCTTACTGGATAATTATTTTTTTCTGCCATATTCGACTCCTTTTTATTTTGAAATATCGCTCAAAATCTTATTTAGCAACAGGCATTTTTAGGAATTTGTGAGATTTATAGTTATTTAATTCAATTTGGTTAGAAGTAAAATTAAATATTCCATTCCAATCTTTAATTGTGAGTGTTGGTGCTGGATAAGGAAGTCTAGTTAATTGTTGTTTTACAGCTTCTAATTGATTCACATAAATATGAGTATCTCCAGTTGTATGGATAAACTCGCCTGGCGTTAAATCACATTCTTTAGCAATAAGATAAACTAATAAAGCATAACTTGCAATGTTGAATGGTACACCGATAGGGAAGTCAGCTGAGCGTTGATACAATTGACAATCTAATTTTCCATTTGTAACTTTAAATTGGAACATTGTATGGCAAGGTGGCAAAGCCATATTATCAATTTCTTTAGGATTCCAAGCAGAAATAATCAATCGTCTTGAGTTTGGATTTGTCTTAATTTCTTGAATAATATTAGACAATTGGTCTACATAATCAAATTGTCTCCAGTTGAAACCGTAAATTGGGCCCATATCATCATCTTTAATTAGTTTATTACGATAAACAAAACCGTCTAATGGTTCATATTCTTTAATTTGACTCAATTCAAATTCATCATAAATATTTTTCTCTCTAGGAGTTAATTCCTCATATTCTTTTTGGAGTAATTCTTCTAAATCTAATCCTAAATGTTTATCGAGTGTTTCTTTATTGAAGTATAATTCCACTTCACCGTTATAATGAGTAACTTTAATAATCATGTTGTTTTCAAGGTAAAATTCTTCTTCATCTTTTCGCAGCCAAACACTTGTATCTTTAGAGAATATAGAACTAGAGTAATAAGCATTAGATAATACAAAATTATCCCAATCCTCAGTTTTATAATACCAATGAGGTAAAGATTTAACTTCTCTAATAAAAGTATCATAATCTTGCCACTCTTTTGAAATTGAATAATCTCCAGTACCAAGATATGCTTTAGCCATAAGATTAGCCCATAATTTATACAATTTGACATCTAGTTCATTGTTATATAAACGTTCAGCATATTTATTGATAACTTCTATCAAGGCACCTTTCTCATAGATACAATTAACATATTCATTTTCTTTTCTAGTTCTAACTTTTACCAAATCTCTATTCAAGTTATATGGACGGCGCCATTGATTCCAAATAGGATTATTCACATCTTTCAAGTATTTTAAATTAGTATCACCTTGAATAAACCAAATAAGTTCAGTAATAATATTTCTCAAAACTGTTTTTTTAGTAGTTAGCAATGGAAAAGATTTGCTCAAATCGTATCTGTTTTGAGTACCAAATATTGAGATAGTATCTGTATCTGTTCTATTTTCTGTTTCAACACCGTTTTTAATAATTGCTTCTAATTGTTCTAAATAAGTCCAATCAGCTTGTGATAATGTCTTAACGTAATTTGAAACATTTTCAAATTCTGCTTCTGGAGCATTTGAAGTTTCATTATTGAAAATTTTATTTAATGATTTCAATTCATGTTTTTTATTTAGAGTGAGCTCGTAATAATAAGTATCTTGTTTTAATTCTGATTTATCAAGGTGTTCACTCAAATCTAAAGAAGTATAATATTTCATGCAGTCATTCCTTTTAATTTCGTTTTATTTGTATCTAGTTTGCTGTATAGCGCAGTTTTGGGCGTTGTTAATATAAATTATCATAAATTACTTAAAACAGCTTAGACTGCGGTTTACAAACAAAAAAGAAGAATAAATAAGCTATTCTTCTTCATCATTGTTTTTGCAAAAAGTATTAACAAAGTAATTACCAAGAAGTATAGCGTCTGATTCGTTGTCGTCAACATTTTTACCGAATTTTTCTAACACTAAACGCATTGAAAATTCTTTGTATTCTTTACTTGTCATTTTACCGAACTTGTAAAATTTTCTCCAAGTTGAAACATTGACAAAGTTAATCATATTATGAGTAAAATTACTCAACATAATTCCATCAGCCATTGCTAAGTTCTTAGCACCTTTTTGGCTTACTACAACGTTAATATCTTCTATTGCAACAATAGTAATATTATAAGTTTCTTTTAGTTTTGCAATTTCGTCTTTCATGCAAATAGCTCTTGCTAAGAAATTCTTTCTGTAATCTCCCCCTTTAGGGGTGATACTTCCACTTTCGAGCAATTCATAAGTTTGTAAATCATAAATTGCCCAACCTGTTGAAGTAGTGGAAGCATCAAGAGCTAGAAGGTACTCTTTAATCATTTATTACCCTCTAAGAATTTTCCAAACTGTTTCATCAATTCAGAAAGAGAAGTAATTTGTTTTGTCATTGTTTCTTTAAGATTTGTAGTTAAATCTTCTTTAGTTAGTGCTGATGCACTCAATGAGTTAAAGATAATTTTCTTAGCATCCTCAAACGTTTTAGAGCCATAAGAAACTTCATTTTGTTGAGTATTGATTAGTTGAACTTTTGCAATCAATTTAAGTAATTGAGTAGAAGCAATTAAGCGTTCTTTAAGAGAAAGTTCAAATCCTAATTCATTTTCTTTTCCTTGCAAGAATGAGAAGATTTCAAGCAAGTGTTGTTTTGCTTTATAGTTATCGTCAGTAACGATTTCTTTTGGTGCTTCAAAGAATGATGAAGTATCTTTTGCTACACATGACTCAATAAATGCTTTTAATTGAGGTGTATCATTATCTGGGTGAGCAGTAATGTCATTTGATAACAACCATTCTCCAGTATTGAAATTGTAGATACCTGCTAATACCTTTAAAGTATTTTCTTTACCGCTTTGTAAATCAGGTTTTAATTCTGCCATTGGAATATTGACATCAATATGTGGTTTTCTTCTTTGTTCAAAACGATAAAGCAATTTAGCACCTTTTTCAACTGCTTCCATAGCAACTTTTGCTAAATCATAAGACTTACCAACATAACCGCTCAAACCATATTTCGCATTTTCTGGTTTTACTTTAACGTTAACAGCTTTACCATTTGGAGATTCTTCAATTGTAGTTTCACCTACTGCAAGATTAACAGCAACTTCACCTGCTTGACCTTTTGAAGTATCTCTACCTGTATCAATTATCGTTCCAATCCAACCATCTTTTAATTCTAAAGCCATTTCTAACTCCTTTATTAAATATTTATTTTTATATCATTCTAAAACAGTTTTTTGAAATTGTTTTATAGTTATATTATTCCACTTTTAAGCCTAAAAAAGGCGATAAACTTAATGATTTATCACCTTTTTATGAATTATTGAAACATCTTTTGAAAGACTTCTAATTCTTTAATTTTCATTGCAAGTTGAACAATAAAACTCCATGTTTTTTCTAATGCCCAACCGATTGCTCCAATAATATCCATATTAAATTGTAAACAAATTGCATATATAATAGCAAAAGTTATTACAAAATAAATATATCCTTTAATATGACTTGCTCCTTTTTGCATTTTAACCCCCGTTTTAATTATAATTCAAAATAATTTTTACTATAGCAAAAATTATAAGCATTGTAAAGATTGGAACAACAACTTTGTATTCAAAACTACTTCCAGCATGGATTCCACCCAATCTATATGTCCACCACCTCTTACCTTTATGGGTGATTGGCCACAAAGCTGGAGTTCCCGAAACGGTTAGTGTGTCGCCTAATATGTGAATTAAATATCCAAGTGAAGTTAGGGTAGCTATCCACGAATAAGCAATATCAGATGGTGAAAAAGTTAATATAATAAATACAAAGATTATACTTGAACCAAATATAAAAATATACCCAAACAAATCTTTTTTTAGCTTTTTGAATGAGTTTGCGAATAGTGAAGCCATAGCTAATTGATAACAAATAATTAACCAAGCTATAGCAAAAGGATAGATTGTAACATTTCCTTGACCTAAAAAACTATCTTTTACTTCTGTTTTAATAGAACTCAAACAGAACACAATAATACCAACAATAATACTTGCTACAATAGTGTGCCAAAATCCTCTATGAGCATCTGGTGTATCATTATCTCTCTTTGTTTTTGTTAGTGCATATACACCAACTGCACTTGCTCTTGTTAATTTAGAAATTAACTTACCAAATGGCCCTAATGTAGAGATAGCAGTACTTTTAACATTGTCAAAATCAGGTAATAATGCAGCTCCTGCTATAACTATTGTTGCTCCTATCAAAACAATAACATTATTTGATTTTAATATTGTATTAAAAATAAAGTTTGGAAAGAAAGCAACTAGCAATAGAAAGAAAGCGATAGCTGACAAGGAATGTGTTAAACCCATGAATCCTTTTTCATCTTTTAATTTTAATAGTAATTTTGTATTCATGCTACAATCCTTTTTATCTTTTTATATCATTAAAAAGAGCCTTATTCAGGCTCTTTTAACATAATGATTTAATATCCGAAGAATAAATCTTCATCATAAGAAATTCCTTTCTTAGCACGACCAGAGTATTCTTCAGCAATTGCTTCAGCGTCTTGGTCAACTACTTTTACAAATTCAGAAACAACTAAACCTGTAATTTCATCATCTTTTACTAATTCATGGAATTTACTTCCTTTAACACCTCTATTAGTTGAAGGTACTTCTTCACCTTGTGTGAATTTGTATGATGATTTAGATTTAGAGAATAGTACAGCATCATTAGCTCCGACTCCAGCAGCTACCGATTTCTTATCATATTTGAATCCAGCAACAGTACCTGAACCAGGGTTGCTTTCTCTAATTGTAGAAATTGGGAATTTAGCAAGCTGTCCGTCTTCAGCAATAATGTATAAGAATTTCTCATAATCTTCTTCAGTTAATGGCTTAGCATAAATAATTTTCTCATTGAGAATCAATTTAGCAAGAGGTGATTTAATATTGTTCTTAACAATGTTTACATTACCAGCGTCAGTAACAATCAATACACCTTTGTAATTTCCATTCAAGTTATTAGGTAGGATAGTAACAAATTTATCTTCATCTACACCTAAAAGGCTTGTTGATGATGGAATGTCTAAAGGAATAGCTTTAGCATTGATTGTTTCAATTGTGCCATCATTTTTAAGAATATTGATAAATTCTTGAGTAGTTGCTTTTAATTCAGACTTGATAGGAACATGAGTATTAAATGTTTCTTCTAATGATTGTAAGATAGTTCCGTTAGATAGAATATAAATAGTAGTATCTACATCCTTTTCCAAAAGCTTCATTTTATTTCTACTTTCTTTGTCAGCAAGTTTTAAATCTTCTAAAGTAACATTATCAATGAATGTTCTACGGTCATCTGAAATAACTTTCTTAGTAGCTTTCAATTCTTCAATAATTGCAGAGTCAATAGCAGCTTCATCATTTAAAAGATTTTCTAAATCTTCAGTTTCTTTACGAAGTGCTTCAATTTCAAGCAAGATTTTATCTTTATCTGCCTTAGTCAAAACAGAAAGAGATAATTTCAATACATAATCAGCTTGTGCTTCATTGATACCAAAATTCTTCATAATGTTATCTCTTGCTTCTTCTGAGCTTTCTGATTTTCTGATAATGTTAATAGTTTTATCCAAATCACTCAATACTGAAGCAACACCTGAACGTTGTTCTAATTTCCTAGAATTGTTTTCTAATTTATATTCAAGTTTATTGATGAATGCTTCTTTACGTTGGTCAATGAATGTATCAATCAAATCAAACATAGTAGAAACAACTGGACGACCTTCATCTAAAGTAGTCATATTGACAGAGAAGTTTGTTTCTAATGAAGTAAACTTAAACAAATCTTCTAAAACTAGATATGGATTAGCTCCAGCTTTAACATCAATACTTAGAACGTTACCACGTTTTTTATCTGAAAGGTTTTTAGCTTCAACGATTTCAGTTAATTTATTTTTTGTTTCTTTTACTTTAGCAATTTCTTCTTTGATTTTTTCGATTGAAATTTGATAAGGGAACTCAGTAAAGACAATTTCATGTTTTCCTCTAGGGAGAGAATTGACTTCGTATTTACTTCTTACTAAGAAGCTTCCTTTACCAGTTTCATAATATTCTTTAATACCATCAATTCCAAAGATTTGGCCGTATGTTGGGAAGTCGGGTCCCGGCATTACACGAATCAATTGGTCAACAGTATTAAGTTTCCCTTGCATACGTTTAATAACTGCATTCATTACTTCGTCTGGGTTGTGAGGAATCATGTTAGTAGCATATCCTACGGCAATCCCTTGCCCACCATTGATAACACTGAAAGGCCATTTTACTGGCAATGATTTTGGAAGTTTTTCAGCTCCAGTAAAGTTAGGCACCATTTCAACTGCATGATAGTCAACATCTTCTACTAATTGTTCACCTGCAGGAGTAAATTTAACTTCATAATAACGGTCAGATGGTGGAGTATCACCTGTTTGCAAACCAAATCCACCTTGTACTTCAACAACAGGTACTCGAGAATGGAAATCTTGAGCAAGTTTAACCATTGCTTCTGTAACAGATGATGGTCCGTGTGGGTGATAATGTCCTACTACGTGGTTATAAACTGTAGCGGCTTTCATAGTTGGTTTATTATTTTTTAATCCTAATGTCCACATAGTCCAAATACCACGTTTCAAAACGGGTTTTAATCCGTCTTTACCAACTAAGGCACGTGATTGGATAACATAATGAGCATAAGGTAGGTAATTTTCAAATAAGAACGGTTTGATTGGTTGAACGATTACTTTACCAGCAAACTTATCTAATGCAAATTTTTCTTTATTCTTAGCCATTTGTACCTCTCTTAATCTTTTGTTGTTTTGCCATCAATGACAATTTCAAAGCGGGAATTTCAAATAATAATTTAGCGTCAATTTGTCTATGATTAAATGTTAATACAGCATCACCTAACATGGTAAGTGCTTTTAGAATCATAGCTCCAGTCCAATTCTTAGAAATTTTAGTAGCAATTTCATTATTTGTTGTTACACCACTTACTTCTTGTAAAGCAAAAGTGAAATATTCATATAATGAAGCAATAGCATCATTGAAATTCTCACCTTCCACGCCCATTTCGTTAATAGTGGCAATAACTTCAGTTGTTTCACCAAAAACAATATGTTCAATACATTGGTCAATTTTACTTGTTTCTAATTCACCTGAATTGATGTATTTTTCAAATAATGAGATAGAAGTACGAACTGAACCTTTTGCTTTTTTAGCACAATATAGAATTGCTTCCTTGTCAATTGGCAAGTTTTCTTTTTTAGCAATTTCAATCAAGTTTTTAGCTAATTCTTTTTGCTTAACAGGTTTTAATGAAATATTTTGAGTACGAGATAATACAGCAGGTCTAATTTTGTCTAATTCAGTAGTACAGAAAATAAACAAAGCATTCATATTATCTTTTTCCAAAGGAATAAGCAAAGCGTCAAAGCCTTTAGGACTTAAGTTGTGATACTCGTCAATGATAATAACTTTCTTTTTCATAGCTACTTTTGTTTGAGCGTCTTGTACAATCCGTCTTACATTATCGACTTCTCCATTATTAGCCATAGAGAAATATTGTACTCCGATTAACGTGTCTGAATCAATATTTTTACAAACAGAACACTCATTACATGGTTGTAAATCTTCATTCACATTGGGGCAGTTTAAAGTTTTAGCAATAACTTTTGCAATACTTGTTTTACCCGTACCAGCTGGGCCAGAAAATGAATAGGCAGTTGGTACACGATTATTTTTAATCGCTTCTCGGATTTGCTTAACAGCAGAATCTTGCCCAATAATACCGTTCCAATCTTTTGGTCTATATTTTTTGTATAATTCAACGTATGCCATTAAGCTCTTCCTCCAACTTCAGATAAATCAGCAAGCATGGCAAATTTATCTTCTCTAATATTTGGTTTTTGTGCTCTTCCCATACCTGCTAAATAACTTGCCCAAGAATTGTAAGGGCCTTTCTTGAATGGGAAGAAATATTTATTATTGATTGCTTCATCTAATTCACGGTCAACTTGTTCTACATCTTTGATTACTTGCTCTCTTACTTGTGGATTATGATGGTCAACATAAACTATAGTAGGAGTTTCAGCACATGGGAAAAGCAATGAAGCTTCTTCAATCGTTGCACCTAACTGTTCTAACAACATAGCATAAAATGTTTGTTGTCTCCAGTAATCAAATGGATTAGAAGTACTAATCTTAGCATTAGGATTGTAATTTGAGATTTTCTTACCAGTTTTCCAGTCTTGTACTTTCAAGCCATTTTCACCTTCGATAATCTTATCCACAAATCCTAAGCATTGTCGTTTAGCATTACCCAATTTTCCATTCACAAATAATTCAAGCCCTTGTTTACTTTGACCCATAATATAAAGTGTGGCAATTTTTTCTTTTTGTGCATCAGGTAGCCAAGCTCCAATATAAGCTTTTAAAGCACGTTTATACCATTCTTGATTTTCTGAATCTTTAGCAAAATCTCTATAATCATCTGTTAAAGTCACTTCTTTAGAAACTTTAAGGAGATTTTCTCTAGTTCTTTCTTCTGGTGGAAGAGCAAAGAATACTTCCATAGTAGAGTGGAACCAATTCCCTCGTTTAAGATGAGTAACATCTGCAATTTCAACTTCAGGTTTAATGAATTTATCTAAAATATAATCTGCTGGTGAATTTAACCAATTTCCAATCATACTTGGTGATAATTTAATTTTATCAATTTTCTTTTGGAGTTCAGCGTCCAAAATATAGACACCTTGTGGTGTTACTTTAATTTTTTTGAATAACATTTTATCTCCTGACTCTATATTTATAATCTATTGTATAGTTATATTATTCCTTTTTTTACCCAAAAAGAATCAATAAAAATATAACAATACCATTTGCAGTAGCATGAGCGATTATATTAGTACCTATCCAATTTGTTTTTCGATACACAAGGCCAAAAACAAGACCTGAAATGAAAACAATAATTAGATTGTATATTGCATACACAGGTGAGTTTAGATTTTGTAAATGTAACAAAGCGAATAAAGAAGCCGTACCAATATAATAAACATAAGAATTGGTTTGCTTATTAGTTATTTCATAGAAAAATCCTCTAAAAAATAATTCTTCTACAATGGGGGCTAATACAACTGCAAACAATACCATGAATAAGATAGGTACGCTTTGTAATGTTTGTACATTACTTCCAACAGTTGTATTAGTAGGGATAAATATACGGTAAGATAATTGTTGAAATAAAAATATGCCCATTCCAGTAGCTATTCCAACCATAACTTTACCTAAACTTGCTTTTCCAAATAATTTTTTATAATCTATTTTTCTTTTTTCTGCTTTGTAATAAAAGAATGCTACAATAAAGTAAGAAATAAAAATAGTAAAAATGTTAAACACAATTAAATGAGTGCCTTGAGGGATAATATTTATTCCTATCAGTTGTAGTATTGTAGAACTCAATAGCATAAAAAATGTTAAAAGGATTATTTTGCTTATATAATTAAAATTTTGTTTCATGTGTAATGCTCCTACTTGTTTTCATATGTGTTATATCGCAACTAAGCTGACGCTAAGGCTGTAAAAACTGTATTTCGATAAATGTATCGACTCTACAGCAAAACAGCTTAAAACAGCTTAAAATGGAATAAGCACTACCTCAAAAAGGAGTGCTTATTTTTTATTTCAAGGTATTACTCAATACTAATTCTTCAATTTCAGAAATGAATGAGTCGTCAACATCAATTACTGCTTCAATATTGATGTATTTGTCGTTTGGATTTTCAGTTCCCTCGTAATCATACAATGAACTCTTTAAGAAGTAATTACGAATTAAATCTTTTTGACTAGAGAACAGTTTATCTTTAATCCAATATTCTTTAAGTTCAATTGTACCATCTTCCTGTGGGTATTCTAACATAAGGTACCCTGGTTTTTCTTCTAAGAAGATAAGTTTTGTGTAATTAGCATAATTTTCTTCTAGTAATTGGATAGATACTCTTTTAAGTGTAGAAATAAGTTTCCAATTTTCTAGTAATAAGATAGTATTATCAAATGAAACTTCAGAGCCTGAGCGAATAACAAATTTTCTGTTAATTAAACGTACATTTTTATAGGTATCGTCAATCAAGTTAGCAATGTCTTTTACGATTTCAAAATCAGGCCTAAGCATTCCCACATTGTACATATTGATAAATTGTTCTACATTAGGGAAGTGATTTGTTGATAATACTTCATTTAAGTGAGCTACTGCTTCATCACTTACTGGAATTAACGTATTATTCATTTAAGTCTCCTTATTCTTTAATTTCAATTAAATTATCTTTAATTAGATTTTTTTCGGTATCTTTTATATCAGTGCCTTCTCTATTGTTTACACATTCAGCAAAGACATCTTGTTTACCTTTGATAATCTCAATATCACCTGATTCACAAACAACAATATTTCCTTTAGGGTCATAAAATGCTCTTTGTAAGTTAATCTTAGCAGAATGTTCAGAAGTAACTTCAAAAATAATACCATTAGAAGTTTCTTTCTTAAATTTGTATTTTACATCAGTTTTATTTTCTGTTTGTTCAACTTGTGGAGTTGATTCAGTGTTATTATCTGTATTATCTTTTGGTTTCATTAAAAGTGAAATAGCAACAAAAACAATTAAAAATGCTACAAATACACCAGAAATAATAAAGTAATGTTTTTTAGTTAATTTCTTATAATCAAAACTAAAATTAAATTTTTTATTTTTAGGTTTTATTCGTCCTTTTTTCTCTTTTTTAGGAGTTGATTTTACTTCTTTAATTTCCTCAGGTTCAGGCATTTCTTCAATTTCATCTTGAACATAAGATGATGATTCATTTGGCTCAACTTGTTCAAAATCTGAGTTGTCATTTATAAAATCATCATCTGTAAGTTCTTGGATTTCTTCAAATTCTTCATGAGTATTTACTGAATTAAAATCATTATCTAAGGACGGGAGTTTACGCTTTGGTAATGGCATATTAACTTCCTCTCTCTATATTTTTTAAATCATTTTGGGTTGTTCCCGGCATGAATTTTACATTACTTATATCGTCATAAGTTTTATCTGGGTAAATCAATCTTATTGTATCATTCCCTTTAGTTTCGTTCAATCTTTCTATATATTGCTCTCTAAGATTTTTGTTTTTAACCTTAATCTTATGAACTAATTTACCCTCATGGGATAGAGCAACTCTTCTAAGAGCAACAATCTTGGGATTGCCATATACTTCAACACCGTTACGCTTGAATTTAGGTGTTACTATGTCAACTTGATAAACAATATTTTCAATAGGAGTAGGAATGGCCTTAATTTGATTGTATCGTTCCATTTTCTCTGGGTCATTTACTAATCCTAATTTCTCTGGTGCCTTATCGCCAAACTTTTGAATAGCAGTGTATTTTTCAATTCCAGCTAACAAATCTTTATCCATACGAAGAACTGCACGAGATAATTTATTATCAGTTGTTACTTGCATATATTTATTCTTTTGTTTAGTAGTTTTTACTTCTACTTTAGGGAAAGTAACATATTGTCCAGTAACATTTACTTCTTGAGCGTCAAGATGAACTGCTTCTTGTTCAATCTTATCTAATGGATGGCGCGATAAGAATAATTCAGTTAAATCGGCTTCATATTTAGCTTGTACTTCATATGAGAACTCATCAGTATTTAATTTAATTTCATCTGAAGCTTCTACTCCACCAATTGAAAACAAATTCTTTCTCTTATTGAGCTTCTCTTGTTTTTCAGCAGTCTTGATTAGTTTATCTGCATTATCAACAATGGATTTACGAGTAACACCCAAGCAATCAAAAGCACCTGTAAGAGCAAGAGCTTTTAACGTACCTGTTGTTAATCCTTTATATTTAATCATACGAGAAATGAAATCAGTGATTGAAGTGAATTTGCCTTTTTTATCACGTTCTTTAATAATGGCTTCTGCTAATGATTTAGGGAACCTCTTAATACCTGACAATCCATAAACGATTGTATTTGGTTCAGTCATACTAGGTGTGATAAGAATGTCTGACTCATTTACAGATGCTGGTTGGATTCTTAAATTCATTCTCTTAACTTCAGCAATGTATTCTCTAATTTTATCTGGCGTATCATTCAATTTTAATGCAGCAGCCATAAATTCAACTGGATAATGAGCTTTTAAATATCCAGCAATGTAAGCATTCAAAGCATATGATACAGAGTGAGATTTATTAAACGCATATTCCCCGAAAGCAACAATACCTTCCCAAAGAAGATTTACTGCTTTTTCATCATACCCATTATCTACCATACCTTTAATGAACTTACCACCTAATGACTTCATTAAAGCCATTTTCTTTTTACCAATCGCTTTACGCAAATCATCGGCTTCTTTAGGAGTAAAGCCAGCACATTCTTTAGCGATTCTCATACAGTCCTCTTGATAAACTACTAATCCATAAGTATCTTTTAATAATTCTTCAACTTTTGTTCCATAAAAAGCTTCATGAACTGGAACACGAACATCTGGGTTATTTTTTCTTTGAGCAAATTGCAAGTGACTGTTTAGACCCATTGGCCCCGGACGATACAAAGCAGTAACGGCAGCTAAATCCATAAATTCTGTAGGTTGCAATTCTCTCAACATTTCTTTTACACCAGAACTTGAGAATTGGAAAATAGCAGAAGTTTCTGCATTAGAAAATAATTTGTAAGTTAATTCATCATCTAAATCACTTTGAACTAACTCATTGACATCAATAGTAATACCCCTTGTTTTTTGAACATTTTTAATTGCTTCATCAATCAAATCAACAGTTACTAACCCAAGGAAGTCCATTTTGATAAGTCCTAAAGCTTCGCAGTTGTAGTAATTCCATTGAGTTACTGACAACCCGTCACTTTGTCTAATTTGAACAGGTACAACTTCTTTGATTGGTTTAGAAGAAATAAGCATACCACAAGGGTGAACTCCAGTCTCTCTCATTCTGCCATCAAGAACAGCTGCAGAATGAGCAATTTCTTCTAATTGTGGTGTATTTAATTGAATACGCAAGTCAGCACCAGCTTCGTAATATTCAGAATTTGGGTCAAGCATGCTTTTAATAGTCATTTTCTTTTCAATAGCATCTGGTAATGTATTGCTAATTGCTTGAGCTTGTGCAAAATTTAAACCATAAATAGTAGCCATAGATTTGAAAGCATTTTTTGCTTTGAATGGTCCCGGTGTAATAATTCCAGCAACGTTATCTGCTCCATACAAATCCATAACGTGTTCGATAGTTTTTCCACGACCAACTGTATGAAAGTCACTATCTACGTCTGGGTTTGTGCCAGGGTCAATGATTTTAATAGATTTAATCTTTCTACTCATCTTCTATTACATCTCCAACTTCTAATTGATAAATATATTTTTCTTGGCCATTTACTTTTTTCTTTTCAGATACAATGATTTGCTCTTTCTCACCATCTTCGTACTCAATTTCAAAGATGGCTCCACGACCATCAGAGATGAAACGTTCAAAAAGCAAATTAAATCGAATAGGGTCAGTGTTTGAAATGTTCAATAGGTAGGCAATTTCACTTCCCCCAACACTTCCACGCCCTGGGCCGATTGGATAGCCATTATTGATAGACCATTGTAAATATTCTTGTACTACCAAGAAGTATGAAATAAAGTCATTACTTAAAATAACTTCTCTTTCGAAAGCAATTTTTTCTCTTGATACTTCTTGAATTTCTTTTAATTGATGAGCACGTTTTTTCTTAAAGCCTTCTTCAACTAAATAATCAAAATATTCTAAATCAGAATTAAAACCTTCAGGTAATTTTGGCTTTGGTCTTAAGTGCACATCATACTCAAGATTTACTGTTTCAATCTTATCAGCAATTTTAATTGTATTATTGATTGCTGGTAAGTATGGTAATGTTTTATACATTTGGTCATAATCAGCAAAATTTCTACTATTTCCGCCTAATGCTGGTCTAATACCACCCCTATAAGTAGGAGTTTCAGATAATTTCATATTAGCACCAACTGCCATAAAATGTTCTTGATGAACAGCATCCTCTCTATCTAAATAATGCACATCATTAGTAAGGACTGTTTCAATCTCTAATTCTCTTGCTAATTTGGCAAGTTTTTTAGCGGAATAATCGGGAATGCTTTGGTATTCCATTAACTCAATATAGAAATCATCACCAAAAATAGCTTTCATTCTTGAAGCATATTCTTTTGCTTTGTCAATTTGATTATAACGTAGTCTAATATTTAACTCTGAATCTGGGTCACCAGATAATACAATAAGTCCCTCTTTGTGTTGAATCAATAAATCTAAATCAATTCTTGGTACAATATAGAAGTGGTCTTGATGAAATGACTCATTAAGTAATAAAAATAGATTATGTAGCCCAGTATCATTTTTTGCAAGAACTGTTAAATGAGTATTAGCACCTTTATTAGGGATAATTTGTTTAACATTTTCTTGATAAACCACTTCTCGCATAGGGAAACGTTCATTTGTAATTGGAGCCATGTTAAATTCTACGCCGACAATTGGTTTAATATTTTCTTTCTTACATTCAGCAATAAATTGATAGATACCAGTCATAGTATTAGCATCTGTCAAAGCTAGAGCTTCCATTCCAAGTTCTTTCGCTCTAGTAACATATTCTGTTATTGTTCCATATCCTTTCAGCAAACTGTTATCTGAGTGAACATGAAGGTGAACAAATTTTGATTTTTCCATTTTGACTCCTTTTGAAATTTTATAGTTATATTTATTATTCCAAAAATGCTAGAAAAAAGCAATATTTTTATATTGCTTTAGTTCGTCCATAGCTGCAGTTTTAAGTTTCTATGATAATTTATCCATAGGTTAGGGTAAACTGTCTTAGCGAGCGACTACAGCTGTTTAGTGTGTATTTAAGTTATTTGGCTTATCTTTACTTTTGAATAGCAGATAAAATACTAATGAAGTAATAAATAAAAGCAAAATAGCAATAAATAAGCTCAAATAAATAGATAATTTACTTGTATAAGCAAATAATAGAAAAACAATTGATACATCTATTGCTGGAATAGTAAAGCTTAATAATGCTTTATGTGTATAATCTTTTTGAATCATTTCTACCATTGCAAGTATTCCAAAATATAGGAAAAATACAGATGGTAAAAATACTCCAGTCAATCCTACATAATTAGGTTCTAACATTGTAGAAGCTATTGAAGAAATTACCAATAAACCGATAAAAGAAAATAGATTAAAGATAAATTTTCTTACAGTTCCAGCCAAGAACCATGCTAACACATTAGAATAAATTAACATAGCAAGAATTGATGGAATAGAGAATAATGGTAAAGCAAAAATAACGCTTAGGAAAAAGAATGAAGCAATAAGAAATGTAACCCATTGTTTAGTTGATTTACTTAATAAACTTTTAAAATAATTCATTTCGTTGCTCCTTAATGTCCAGTTGAGCCGAATCCTCCAACACGTTTCCCATTAGCATTATCTCCATCAGCAACAAGGAATGGAGCAAATACAGCTTGTACCATACGAGTTCCTTTTTCAATTGTTACTTCTTTGTCAGTAATGTTAATAAATTGTCCGTACATAAGGCCTTCATTACCTGGGTTATTATAATAATCACCGTCAATAACACCAACTGAATTGACAAGTACAATTCCTAATTTTTTAGCACCTGATGAGCGGTCGTATAGATAAAGGACTTCGCCATCTTGCATATATGCTTTTAATCCAGTTGGAATAAGTACAATTTCTCCCGGTTGGATTGTCACTGTTTCAGCAGCTTTCAAATCATATCCAGCTGCATGAGCTGTTTCTCTAACTGGTAATAAATCTGTTTCATTTTTATATTTTTCTACTAATTCAAAGCCTCTAATTTTCATTTTTATTCTTAAACTCCTTTACTTTTAATTTGTAATCATCAAAGACAATCCATTTATTTTTAACAATTGAATTATATAGCAATTTGTTAGTTTTGTTATAAAGTTCTTCTTCCATAACTTTTAAATCAAAACGTGGTTTATCTTCATTTTCAAAACAATCTAACAAATATTGGCACATTTCACCATATGATAGGTCAGAGGCAACTTCCTCTGTTAAGCCATCATCTTTATATTTACAGATAATATTATAATACATTCAGTCACCTTATTTAATAATTTTTTCTTGACCTTTATTTAGCAATGATACACTCTCTTTATTGATTGGTTCTTGTACATCTTCTGTATAATTTTCTTTATCAATATCCCAAAATGCTCTATAAGCACTATGTAAATCATAACTAAATGAAGCACGTTGTGAATCAGAAGCTTCCACTTCTTCAGTAATCTTATATTTCATACCAAAAGTCAAGCATTTTTGAATATCTTCTCTGAATTTACTCATATCTAATGCTGTTTTATTTTGTTTTGAAATATTGACAAGTGTTATTCTCAAAATAGGTGTTTGTGTAAAATCAATCTTCTTAAATTCTTTAGCAATTTGTTGCTCAATTTGAAGAGTAGTTTTGTCTTTACATTGAATAATAATATCTTTTTGTAGTCGTTCTTCGATAATATGGAACTCTGGAGTCATTTCTTGGTTATCCTTGATAGTCCACATAGTCCAACCACGACCTAATTTACATTCTTTATCAGAAAATCCACGACGAATTAAACTACCACCATAGAATTGTTTTCTGTTTGAAGTGTCAGTCAAACCATCTGTTGATGATACCCAACCTCTTTCGTGAATATGCCCCATTAGAGTATAATCCCAATCCATATTCATAATTTCTTCGGGGATTACAATTTCACGTGGCTCACTTTCTGAATGAAGTATCATATTCATATTAGTATCATATACTGACCCATGTGTTACTAGAATATTAAATTTACCTTTGATTGTTTTTAATTGTTTCATAGTTTCTTGTTGAGCAATGAAACCATGGTGAGAAACAAAGTGACAAACAATTCCCGGTGCAATTTCAACAACAACATAAGGTTCTGTATAAGAATATAGATTTAAGAGAGGTTCATCAATTACAGCATTTGCTGGAATTTCTCTAATTGAGTCTTCAGCGTCATGGTTTCCAGCTATATTATAAAAAGGGATACCTGCTTTGACTAATTTTTGTAAAATTCTTTTACATTGAATGATTGTATAAATACTTGGTTTAGGAGAGTGAAACATATCTCCACTACAAATGACAACATCGGGTTTAGCTTCGACAATTTCATCAATTGCTTTCTCTAAAGCATTGTAGCCATCTTGTTCTCTCAAGTTTATACCAGTTTCAACATCTCTAAATTGCCCAGACCTATAACCTAAATGGCAATCACTAATTTGTGCTATTTTAAATTCTTTTGGCATTTTACTCCTTTCAGTATTGTAACGGTGCATTGCATCTTAATGCTTGATAAATCTTTGCTAAAACATTTCTAAAATGATTGTCTTTATCAATACATCTAAGTTCACCTTTATAATACAAATTCAATTCAGTAGTTTGTTTTAATATATATTCTAATGTTTCAGCTTTTGGATAAGTACCATTACTTTCTAAATCTCTAATAGTATTACTTATTGCATAAGAGTTTTGTTTTGGTAGACATCTAGCAATATCTCGTCTTGGCACACCTGATTCCAATAAAGAAGCGACTTCATAAGCTAATTGATAATGTCTATTCAACCAACTAATTAAACCAAACATAGGTACTTTATTATTTACCATTCTATTATAGCAATCTAATGCTAATGCTAGATTATGTCTATCTAAAGCACCTGTAACATCCCAAGGGAGTTTAACCCCACTTTTTGCTGGAAGATAAACAGCTACATCTTGAATTGTAAATTTTTGAATTTCTTCTTTTGGAATATTCTTCAATGCTTTTTCTAGCATTACAAGAGCTTCAAAATTTTCCCCCACATATTCTCTAAGTTGGGTTTTAATATTAGAATTAAGTGGAATATTCTTAAGCACATCAGTTTTTAAAGTGTCTACTCTCTTACTTGAATTATCTTCAATAGTACCACCTGAATATTCAACAAGATTTTTTATAGCAGCTAATCCAGCAGAAGATTCTTTACCGTTGATGGCTTTGTCGGGATATAAGAAAGTTATAATTACTCCATTACCCCACCATTTACCATTAAATAAATGTTTTTCTTCAGTTAATTTCTTCTTAGTTGGAATCAATTTGCTGAAATTCATTGCAGCTTGTGCATCGGACAAGTCTAACCAAACTGCTTGTACTCCACCAAACAAATTCTTACTTTGTACTAATCCTTTTCTCCAAGTAGTAGTTTTTACTACATCTTCTTTATTGATTTTCCATTTTTGGAAAATTTCTTCTTGCCTTTTAAGTAAATTAGTAGAGCTTTTATCAATGATTAAAATTAAATTATTTTTCAAATGGATAATCCCCCGTACTGTATGTTATCAAATCTCTTTTTACAAGATAATCATTATTTCCTAATGAGTATTCATATAATGAGTCATGACTTTTACCAACATTATCACCCATTACAAAATATTCATTTTCTTTTAATGTTATATCTAGTTCTTGTTCAATTTTTACTTTACCTTTAATTCTTACTCTTTCTTTATTGTTCACATACACGAAGTCAGAGTCAATTTTTAGATTATCATTTGGCCCAGCAATAACACGTTTAATCAAGCTTTTATCTTCTAAATAAGACCAAGATTTCGGAGCAGTAAATGAAACAATGTGCTCCTTTTGGATTTCATTCTCTTTGCGTAAGAGTATTAAAGTGTTATTATGAAGTGTTGGCTCCATAGATTGACCAGAAATCAGAACTAATCTAAATTGAGAGAGAAAAACAAATAAAATAAAGAATACAAAAGCAAGTGGTATTACATAATAGCTTTTCTTCATTATAATTTCATTTCCTGTCTAATATTAAATCCAATTGTCTTCAGTGTATCTAATTCTAATCTGAGTTGATTAGCTTTTTGTGTTAATTCTCGAATAATTTCAGAAAGATAAGCTAATCTTGCTTCTAATTTTTCACAAGCTAATTCTGCTAGAATTTTCTTTTCAGTTGCATTAGCAGCTTCAACAGTTAGAATATGGTAACGTAATTTATGTTTGTATTCTAATTCTGTTTTTACTTTCTTTTGAGTGTAATCGTTAATTTGATTGTTTATTTCATTCATTTGTAAAACAGTGCTTATTAAAGTTTCGTTATATTGTTCAACTTTTAAAGAGTCCCAAAAGTTATCAAAATAATTACTATAACTGACAACTTCTATTTCCTTAAAATCTGGTAATTTAATTTCACTTTTTAAAGCAGTAATGTCTAATTTGTTTTGATTATCCATTCTAGCTCCTCTCGCAAAGATTATAGTATAGTTATATTATTCCTTTTTTGAAACAAAAAGGAATAACTTTTTGAGTTATTCCTTATCGTTTTTTTCTTTAATTAAATCTCTTTCGTCAGTCACATTATTTTCAAATTTTTTGGTTTCATCATAAGTTGGTCTTATGAATGTAATCAGTCCTAATGAGATAGCACAAACCACACTTCCACTAACTGTATAAGTTGGACTGCCTGATTTAACTAGAATTAAATCCAATACAATTACAATAAACCAAATAAGCAAGCTTAGATTTAATCTTTGTTTAAAGGATAATGCTTCTCTTAATTTTAGGATTTTATAATCTTTATTCTCCGGCATATATACATAAACAAGAGAAAACATTGCTAATCCAATAACAAGTAAGAAAATACATCTTACTGTATTGATAAAGTAATTCCATGGCAAATAAATATCTGTTAAAACTCCAATTGCAATAAAGGCTGCAAGAACTCCCAATATTGCTAGAGTAAACATTTTTAAATTTGTATTTTTTTGTTGTCTTAAAAAAATCAAAAATTTTCTAAAATTGTTCATTTTTACTCCTCGTTTTGTTTTAGGAATATGTAAGCATCTCTAAGAGCTTCATCTCTAAATTCAGAATCATAAACTTGTTTAGCTTCTCTTTTCGCCAATTCAATCAATGATAATGTTTCAATGTCAGTCAAATCACAGAATCTAAAAGTAGACTCACCTGATTGTTTTACTCCAAAAATATCACCCTCTTTACGAGTTCCTAAATCGACCATTGCTATATCAAAGCCATCATTACTATCAACTAATGACTGTAATCTTCTAGTAGCATTTTCTGAATCGGCATCTGAAATTAGGTAGCAATATCCTTGGTCTTTTCCACGCCCAACACGGCCTCTAATTTGGTGTAATGAACTTGCTCCAAATCTATTCGCATCAAGAACTAGCATTACTGTAGCATTAGGAATGTCTATTCCTACTTCAATAATAGAACTTGCAATCAAAACATCACTCTTTTTATCCCTAAATTCTTCAATCTTTTTGTTTTGTTGGTTTTTATCAAGCCCACCGTGTACATATTCAATTTTCAAACTAGGGAATTTTCTAGTTAAAATTTTTGCTGTTCTTTCAACAGAAGCAGATTTTGCTTTTTCTTGTACAGCTGGAGTAACAATAAAGACTTGATGTCCTTTTTCTATTTCATTATAGATATGAGTCCATTCAGCACTTACTAATTCTTTTAAGAATGTATCTGAACTCTTCTTAATCCATTGAGTAATATTTTCTTTTCTTCCAGCAGGTTTTTGAGTAATAGTGACTAACTCTACATCACCATATAATGCAAGAGCAGTAGTTCGTGGAATAGGAGTAGCAGTTTGACTTAGCATATCAATTTTTCTGCCATCTTTTCTACTATCTAGCAATGCTTCTCTTTGATTGGCTCCAAATTTTTGTTGTTCATCAATAACAACTAAACCTAAATTGTTATATTCAACATTTAGAATTGAATGAGTACCAATCAATACATCAACAGTACCGTTCTTGACTGCATTTAAGATTTCTTTTTTCTCTTTTGCTTTTGTCGCGCCAGATAGATAAGCAACAACAGGTTTGTCTTTTAATGGAGCAATCATTTTGACAAAAGTATCATATAATTGTTTAGCTAAGATTTCTGTTGGCCCTAATAAACATGCTTGATAACCACAATCAACAGTATATAGACAAGCTGCAGAAGCGATAGTTGATTTACCAGAACCTGTATCGGCACTAATTAAGAGATTTTCTGCAGTTGGTTCTTTTAATTTCTGAATAATCTTCTTGATAGCTTCTGCTTGTGAGCCTTCACCTTTTGTTAATTCATAAGGGAGATTTTTAATAGCTTCTTTCATTGTTTTAGGATTGTCAGTAACTTTTGCAATTCCTAAAGCTTTTTCTGTATTTCTTTTCTTATGTTCAAAAATCAACTGCATATAGAATAACTCAATATAAGATAAGTTATTCAATGTTTCATCATATTCAGTAACGTTTTCGGGGAAATGTAATTTCTTAAGTGAAGTCCATAATCTTTCTTTGTTATGTTTAATATAGTGTCCTATACTACCCCCGTCAAAACGAAGCAATAATTCTTGAACAGCACTTGTTAATACTTTAGTAGTAATCTTTGCTCTAGGAGATTGTCTGTAAATCGGCACAATAGGTAAAGATTTCACTTCTTCTTCTGGTAGTATTTGTGTACCATTAAATTTATCTCTACCAATTCTAGTTAGAGAAACATAAACTTTATCCCCCGGGCGATAGATTTTAGTCAAATAACTTGCACCCCAAAAGTCAATTGTAATACTTCTTTGTCCGTCATTAAGTATCATTCTAGCATTTCTGTTTAGATTTGCTGAAAATGACTCAATATTTCCACAAATAAATACTCTCTTACCAAATGGAGCATTGTATGAGTTAAATATTTCAGTTCTGTCAATATAATAACTTGGTCTTGATAATAGTAAATCGACAGCGTTGTAATATTTAAGTTTTTTGAAGCCTTCTGGTTTGATTTGATACCCATCTTTGATTGAAATTAAATCATACAATTCTATATTAAATAATTCTTCAATAGTTGAATCATTACTTAATGGTTCTGTTAATTTTGCTTCTAATTCTTCTGACATTTTGAATTTTGGTAAAAACGGGTGAGAAAAAGAAGTAATCAATCTAATAGTTTCATACATACGGGAGAATGGAATAGAATAGATAGTAAGCATATGATGAGTTGCGCCTACTATTCCTAATAGTTTCGTATAAGAGATAAGTGCTGGAGCTTTAATTCCAACATGACTTTTATCTTTTAGATATAATTCTGGTTCATCAACATTGCTTGCTAATGCTTCTATATATTCCTTTTCAGATTGGTCTAAGTATTTGACCATTTTATCACTTAATAAACTTAGCCTATAAATAACATAACAATTAAACATAAGTAGGGGCATTTCATAAAAATACCCCTTATCTGTTTCTGTTTCTGTTACTGAGGCTAATTCTTTTAATATGACATTAGGTAAATTCTTTTTACATTTAAAATGTAAAGTATCTTTTTCTAAATTTGCTCTTACTATAATATTAGCCATTTTGTTCCTTTTCTAATAATTTAAAACTTCTTCTAATTTTTCTAAAAGTGGCAATGCTTTTTCTGACAGTTTTCTTAGATTATCATTTAAATTCTCAGCATATTCAATTTTTTCATTCTCTGAATATGGAATTTGTTTATAATCTGAAATAAAACGTGAAGCAATTTCGCCCAAGCTTTCTAATTGATTTTGATTAAAACTCATTAAGCGGAATGCTCTTTTAACTTCATCTTTTTGTAAGATTGCAACAAAGTTAATAAGACTTTCTCGTTTGTGAGAATCAACACTAATAATCTTTTCGATAATAGTTGGTACATCATCACTTTGTTTAGCATTTACGAATTGAATAATAACGCTCTTTTCTGGTGCTGTTAATTCAGAGTATCTCTCATACACTTTTAGAGCATTGATAATAATTTCTTTTGTGTTGGAATCATTAGTAATTTTTGATTCCACTTTTACTTCTTGTGGTTTTTCTTCTTCAATTTTAATTGGTTCTGGTTTTACATATTCTGTAGTAACTGTAGTTTGTTGTACTGGTGTTAGTTGAACAACTTCATGTTTCTTTGGTTCTTCTCCACCCTCTTGCTCAGAATAACCAGCTGCAATCCTCATTTGTTCTTCTAATGATAAATTCATTTAAAACTCCTATTTATTTGATTTTTTCATATTGATTTTTGCCTTTATATAGTTATATTATTCCATTTTTACAGATTACTAATAATTATATAATATAAAAATGTTATCAATATGGACGGTAATAATATAAATCCACTTATTGCTTCTATTTTGTACTTTCGTCTTATCACATCTAATACTAACAATATTAAAGCTAAAGAAATAATACTATGATAAATATTTACAAGTGAAAACAATAAATATCCAACATACATAGCTCGCCAATCAGACATACCTATATCTTCAAACTTGAATGATAAAGCAAAAATAATTACACCTGTTATAAATAAAAGTATCAATTCCTTATCAAAGTTAATTATTATATTAAACAATAACAATAATAAAGTATTGTATCTAAGTAACCAGCGATTTGCTTTATAAGTTTTTAAATCTGTAAATAGTATTTCTATTGCAGAATATAAACTAACAGATATTCCGGCATTCAAAATGATTATATAGTCAATTCGTTTTTCAATATTGAAATAGAGAAGTAGCTTTAGAATTAAGCAAGAGATAATCAAAGTACTAATAAAAGTAATCAATATATGTTTAATAATATCTTTTTTTTCTGAAAAAATCTCTTTATATATTCTTTTGCCAGTTAAAATGTTTATCAGAAATGCTATAAAAAGTGTAAGGCACGAAAGTCCCCACACTTCTATATAGTTAATCATCAATCTTCTTCATCATAAAGAGTAACACCAATGAAAACATTTTCATCTACAGTGCCATCTTCTTTAAGCACATTGAATTTAACAATTTCTGGTGCATCTTCAGCCCAAGTCAATTGTACATTTTCCTCTAAAACATTAAATACTGGCAATAATGAGATTTTAGAGAAAGTCAATGTAATATCATCAGCAGATTTGTCAATAACAGTAAGCTTCATATCATCTTCATTGTCATTTACCGCCATTGTATCATCATTGATTACATAATGAATTAAATCAGAAGTAGGACAAAGTTTAAACATTGAGTTAGTAGCAAATCTTAATGAGTTAGTATCAAAGGTAATTGTTTGCTCACTGATACACGAGTTTTTAAGATTTCATAAGCAAGAGGGTTAATATCTGCTTTAGAAACAAGGGCAATAATATTGTTGCTATCTTTATATCCAAACAAGTTATTAGATTCAATCAATGTAAGTGTTGTATTAGCTTCAAAAGCATTAGCTAATAGATTTAATTGATTTGAACGTAACAATACAATTGGTGTATCATCAGAGTCAACTTTCAAATCATGTTCCACTGCGATTTCAACAAGTGAAAATCCATTAGTACCAACCATTTTAATCTTATCATCAAAGATTAAGTGTAAACATGAAGTTGCTGACGCTGTTGATAGCGGTTCAGAGTCAAGGAACTTGCTTGCTCGTGTAAAGTTTTTCATAAATTCTGTTGAGTCAATTTCAGAAAGAACTGTAACATCTTCCATATTATACTCAATTACATGGTCATTAACTGGTAATTTAAATTTACCATTTCGAGTAGTAATGTTAAATTGGCGATTGCTTGAGGACATTGTGAATTTGGCATCCATAGGGAAACTTGGTAAAATTGATAAAATTGTTGTTAATTGTTTACCATCAACAGCCCATTCTGTAACTTCATTAGTTTCTTTATTAACATGAGATACGGGAATCTCTCCTTTAAAGAATGTTGTTTGAGAAGTACATTGGATAATCAATTTATCCCCATCTAGTTTAAGTAATGCTTGACTTACTTCATCTTTCATGTCAAGACCTTTAATAACGACTTTTGCTACATTAGCAAATTGAATAGTATCTACTGTAAATTCCACTTGTTTAATTCTCCTTTAGTAAATCTTCTGCTTCTTCTAAATCTCTTTGTGAATCAATAGCTTTCCAAAATCCATTATGAATATGAGCTCTTAAATGACCAATCAATTCTGGCTTTTCTAATACATCATGAGAGAAGTCATAATCTTTTTCAGTAAAGAAGTTGAAAATTTCAGGTTTCATACAAATATACCCACCATTTACAAATTCTTTTGAGTCATTGCTTTTTTCTTTGAATGCTGTTACTTCTGAATCGTTTTCAATAGTAAGCAATCCAAATCGCTCTTTTTTAGGTACAGCACATAGAGAAATAATAGTTTCGTCATTCTCTAAAAGTAATTTTTCAATAGCTGAAGTATCAACATTACTAATGCTATCTCCATAAGTCATTAAGAACGGCTCTTTCAATTCATCTTTCAATTGATACAAACGTTGGGCAGTACCAGAGTCTAAGCCTGTATCTAAGATTTGGACTTCAATATCTTTCAAGAATGACAAGTTATTTGTCATTTCCAAGCCTGACAAAGCGTTTGAGAAAATCAATTTATTGTTTGAAATGTTAATATTACTTAAAAAGTATTTATAAATTTCTTCGATTTTGTAACCGCCTAAAATATAAAACTTTTCAATACCGTCTTTAGCGAGTTTTTCCATAATGTGCAAAATGATTGGTTTGTTATGTAATTCTACAAGTGGCTTAGGAATTTTATGAGTTTGTTCACTCAATCTAGTACCTCTTCCACCTGCAAGGATTACAGCTGTTTTAATAGTATTCATTATACTACCTCATTTCTTTAAAAAGTTATTGTTAATTATATTATTCTTTTTTGGTTTTAATTTCAATCTTTTTACTACTTTTTTCTGAGTATTTGATTGTTGAGCTTTTGTATCTTTGTAAATTTCAATATTAGCATTCTCTAACGAAGTCCAATTAGGATTTGTTTTTTTACTTGCAAAATTTACTGAATCAGCACTTTCACCGACAAAGATAATTCCTAAGTTATCTCTTGTTAAAAGAGCAGAGCTCAATTCATTCATAAATGATGTAATATTATCTTGTACATCAGTTGGTCTATTAGGTCTAACTTGCTCAATGATTAAAAGTTTAGTTTCTTCATTGAAAATTTTATTTTTAATTTTGGCTTGGTCACCAAAACCTCTAATTGTAGAATAGCATTCATTCAAATTAGTAATACACACTGATGAAGGCTTCAATCCTAGAGCAATACATGATTTAGCAATAGTATAAGCATAAGTTAGATTTTCTTTAGGATTGGAATATAATAAAGCAGCTCTAATAGGATAAGCACTTTGTATTTCTTTAACAAAGTCTTTGTCTAATTTAATATTTTTAACTTTAGTATAATCTCTTTCCCAAGTTTCAATATTTTCTTTAATTCTAGCAATTTTGACTTCTGTTTTTGATTGAGCATTTAAGGATTGTTTATTCTTTAAATATTCTTTATAAGAGTCAGAATTGGTTTTATTATGATTATATTCTGGCATTTAATCCCCCCAATCTAAATCATCTTCAAAATCTTCTTCATCTTCTTCTAGTAAGTCATTGTACTCACCTTGTTGGTATTTGTTCCAAATTTCTAAAAATGATTTTTCTGTTAAATTTAAGTTAAAATAAGCATGTAGTATAATGATTTGTTCAAATTCTTCTTCATCATAATTAAGTAATGTTACATACTTTTCATGTAATGTTTTGACTTTATGATTGAAAAATTCAAAAGGATTGAGTTTAAGTTTTAATGCTTGGGCTGTATATACTTCTTTTATATATTCTTCAACATCATTTATTAAACCACTTTTCATTAAATAACCAATAAATTCTTTTGATTTTTCTTTTTTCTCTATTTTAAGTTCATCAAATAATTTTTTAGCCATTTTATAACTCCTCAAATAAAGAATCAAATTCATCATCATTATCAGCAACAGTGTCTATAAATGAATTATCAAGAATATTAGTATCTTCTTCATCTAAATTAGTCAAATCATTTCTTGTAACTTCAACTTCATCTTCCTCTGGTTCAACATCAACAAACATAGATTTTTCAAGTACACATCTTACTTGGAATTTTTTATCAGCTTGTCCACCTCTGTTCTTATCAATGATAAATAAAGCTTTAGGGTCGGGTGATTCATCTCTATATTTTCTATGAATAATCAATACTACGTTTGAGTCAGCCGCAATACCAGCAGATTCACGAATATCCGCTTTAGATGGTAATCTATTTTCATCTTCATCTTTTGACTCACGATTTAATTGTACTAAAATCATAATTGGAACTTGCAAATCTTTAGCAAGAACTTTTAATCCACGGGACATTGCAGCTACTTGTTGCTCACGATTTGCATGACTTCTATTGGTACCAGGGTTAATCAATTGTAAATAATCTACAATAATTAAATCAAGCCCCTCTGGAGAAGCAGCTTGTGCTTTTGCTTTTGACCTAATATAATCAATTGTAATATCCGAATCATCTTCAACAACTAGAGAGAAGTTTGCCATTGTTTCTGTTGCTTGAGCAATTCTTTCATTTTCTGATGGTGTTCTATGAGAACCCGGTTTTAGTTTGTAAGATGCAACACCAGATACTGAAGAAAGCATACGTTCAGCAAGTTCTGTTCGAGTCATTTCCAAAGAAAAAAATAAAACAGTTTTTCCAGCTGCACAAGCAGCTTCAGCTGCATTGATAGCAAATACAGTTTTACCAACACCTGTACGAGCACCAATTGTATTTAAGCTTCCTTTTTGCCAACCACCATTTAATACTTTATTCATTTGTGGATTGAAAAGTGGAACTACATCTAAATCAACTTCATTTTCTGATGAAGCTTTTTCTACTACTTCATTTACTGTTTCAGAAAAATCAACTTTTGTTTTAGGTATAATGTCTGAAGCAAGATTAGCTAATTTTTCTTCACTTGTAGAAATTACTGACAATACATCTGGGTTTTCGTCTAATTCTTTTAATTGTTTAGTTAGCAATTCTTTTGTTTCAGATTGCACATATTTTTTCTTAAGCAATTCAGCTAAAGCTAATGGAGATTGAGAAGTATCTGCATTACTTAATGATACAATAAATTGTGTGTCTGGCTTAAGTCCTTTATCAATTAAATTAGAATATAATTCAACCTCAGAAATTTCCTCAGCTTCTGATTTGCCATACAAATCTTGCAAAGCGACATATATTTCTCTGTAATTTTCATTTTTAAAGAATTTAGGGTCAATTATTGTTCCAGCTTCTGTAATTTTATGTTGTTGATTGAACAAACTAGAAATTAACAATTTTTGTATTTCTTCATAGTTAAATTTGTTACTCACTATATAAACCCCTTTTATTTTTAGTTAATTCTATTATTCTACTTTTTCAAGGTAACAACTCGAAAAATAAGCGTTTCTGAGCTGTTTTTATTAAAAGTCGATACATTTATCGAAAAACAGTTTTAACTGTTTTATCGTTCAACTAGTGACGATATAACGCATATTAAAATCAGTTTGAGAAAATAAAAAGATAAGCAAAAATGCTTATCTTTTGTTTATTTTAATTTCGAGTCAATTGCTTTCTTAATTTCATCAAGTGGATTGTCGCCATGTTCAAAATCAATAGCCTTTTCAGAATCACCAACTACAATAAATGGAGTAAATAATTTACCTGTTGGTGATTTTTTAGCCAATTCATTATCATTGAAAACTCTAATTGTATTAGCTTTGACTTCTTCAATTAAATCTTTTTGTTTACTTTCAATTACTTTCCATTCATCTTCTTTTCCACCTAATTTAATAAATAAATCTTTGAAAGCACTATCTTCCTTTGCTTTTCCATTTGGGTGGAAATTCACAGATAATACACTAGTAAAATAATCATAAGCTAAATCTGGTCTTTCACTGATTACTCCTAAAATCCAACTAGCTGCTCTATTTGAATAATCATCAACTGTTCTTGCAGATAAGAAACTCAAAATGTTATATTTAATGACTACATTCTTGTTGTTAATGTATTCTTTGATAGTATCTTTAGTTAATTCTTCTAATTGTACACAAGCTGGACAATATGGGTCAACATACCAATTTACAATAGTAGCATTTTTGTCAATGTCTTTTTCTTGAATTGCTTTACCATCTTTTCCTAAATAGAATGAAGCATTAGAAATGTATTGATTTTCTTTAGTTGTTTGTTCAGTGTTTGAATTTGTATTATTTTCTGTTTTTGAGTTGTTGGTGCAAGCAGTAGCAAATAGTAATGCCACTGCAGCCACCATAGCAACTTTAATCATTTTAAAATTTTTCATTATTCAGCATTCTTTCCGTTAATAATATTAGATTTAATTACTTCTTCAATTTGTTTATTGATTGCTGAAAGAAGTTTTTCGTTTTGTTCTAATTCTTCTAATAATCCAGCTTTTGAAGTAGCAATTTTAATGATTGTTGGTACACCATTTTCTGGGTCGCCCTCTTGTTCTACTGTAGAGTTATAACCTGAAACATCAATATTGTCAAGAGTTTCAAATGTATAAGTACGTCCGTTCTTGATTAGTACTCCTAAATCTTCTCCGACAACCATACATTCAGCTGCACGGTTAATACCTTTTGCGAAAGTAAGAACTGTCAAACCTTCTCCATAAGGAGCTGCAACTTTATTCTTGATACATTTCAATCTAACTTCAGTACCAATCGTGTTGTCACCCTCTGTAACTAAACGAACTTTCTTAACTTCGATACGTTGAGAAGCCGTAAATTTAAGAGCTTTACCACCAGGTGTTGAAGTTTTAGGTCCCCACATATCACCAACATTATCACGAATTTGGTTAATGAAGATTACTGTACAATTAAATTCATTAGCTTTTTGAGCAATACGTTTCATTGCTTTACTCATAACACGAGCAAGGGTTGCCATAGAAGCTTTTTCTAAATCTGCTTCTAATTCTGCTTTTGGAGTCATAGCTGCAACAGAGTCTAATACGATAATGTCAACTGTTCCAGTTTCAATCAATTTAAGAATCATTGTTAAAACTTCTTCAGCAACAGATGGCTGTGAGAATCCTAGTTCATCAATTTTCACACCCAATGCTTTAGCATAATTAGGGTCAAAAGCTTGTTCAACATCAAGGAATACTCCAGTACCACCTTCTTTTTGTACATTTCCTAAAGCTGTAAGAGCAATAGAAGTTTTACCAGAACCCTCTGGCCCATAAATTTCAATGATACGACCTTTAGGAATACCACCACCCAAGATGCTATCCAATACAATACTACCTGATGAAGTTTTAGCAACATTTTCTTCTCTCATGTCAGTTAGTAAAGCGATTTGGCCAACATTTTTCATTGATGAAACATCAGCAAGTGCTTTCAAGAAAGCTTCTTTTTTTGTATTGTTTAGTGGTTGTGTAACTGCTTCAGTTTCTACAATGTTATTTGTTTTAGTTTCTTTTTTAGCTGCCATTTTTACCTTCCTAAAATAAATTTTCTAAAATCAGTTATGATTTTGTTTTATAGTTATATTATTCCAAAATTTCCACTTAAAAAGAAAAAAAAGAAAGCAAAATTTGCTTTCTTTTTATTGCTCTAAATCAAGCTCATCAGAAGTATCACCTTTGTCAAAATTGAATTTAACGCCAGATATATCAATATTATCATAATCAAACATTGTTAAATCTTCTTTCTTGATTTTGTTTGTCTTAATTCTTGAATTATTAGTATCAACATACCAATCTTTCCAAGCATTTTCTACTAAGTCATAGAACTCCCTATTACGCCCTTGAGCTATCAATTGTGAGGCATTTGAACCCAAAATCTTAGCTCTAATTGGGTCAGGTAATGGAATGTCTTTGAAAATTACTTGTTTTGGTTTTTCACCTTTCTTAGTACTTAACATATAGTTTGATGGTGAATTTGTATCTTGGAATAATTGAGCTTTATAAGCTGCAAGAGAATTTTTAATTACACGTTCAGTTTCTTCTCTATCCCAGTCATTAGTTGTAACTTTCATAACAGTTCTCATATCTTTGTATGTTGGTTGGTGGAATTGCTCTGCAAAGTCCATTTTTTGACCATCTTTTGTAGTTTCTGTTCTAACAATTGTAACTTCTTCTTGGTAATTACGATTTGAGTTATTTTCTTCTTCAATAATGATTTCAGAGAATTTTTCGTAACCTTCTACTGAAGCACATTCAGAACAGTAATAATTACCCACATCATCTCGATAACCAATGTCACCAAATCCAATTTCTCTACCGCAATTTACACAAATATGCTTAGTATGTTTTTCTGAAATTCCAGCATAACCTTGCATAGTATTACGACCAAATTGAGTAGTATATGCTTTGTTTTTGATGAAAGTAGAAACACCAGACGACATGCCGCTAGAGAATTGTCCACCAATTTTCTTAGCTTCAATACCACCTGCAGCCGCAGAAGCACCAAGTCCTAAAGCCAATTTACCAGCAGATTTAAATACATTAACACCCTTGCTGAAGCCTGATAAATTCATTTGTCCTAAACTTGTTTGACTAAATCTATCAATGATAGTAGCTCTATTTTTGAATAGTACATATGAAATAATCATTGTAAAGACAAGTGATTGTATCAATCCAACTGAGTTAATCATAGCTATAAGATTTGTGTTAATGATAACACTAATCACAAGCAAGAAGCTTGCTATTACTTTCTTGAGCATTGTTGATAATACAGTTCCAAAATACTGTCTAAGTATTGATTGGCCTTTACCACCCCAACAACCAAGGAGTAAGAATATAGGTGCAACAATAGTAAGAATTGTAATTCCTAATCCATAAATAGTACATAATAGAGCGAATAGTAAAGGAAGAATACTTCCCACAATAGTTAAGAACATTGAAATAAATGTTTGGTTAAATCTTTCTCCACTCTTATTACCAGTCCAATAACTCCATTCATCTAATGGTTTAGAGTTGATTTGTTCATAAATCTTACCACTTCCACTTGAACTTCCACCACTTAATGAACCTGCTATATCTGAATCTGCAATTTGTCCAGTACCTGGTTCAGTGTTTGTAGCTTTATCAGCCGCCCCACCGTGTGCATCAATATAGGCATCAATTTCAGCCATAGTTTCTGCTCTTTTCTTACCATGACCTGATGTATCAGTAAAGTATACCCCACCATCTTCAGGTCTAAGAGTTCCATTTGCATTAGCTAAAGCTTTATCATCTTGGCGTTTGAAATTTCTGTTTTTGTTATTGATAAGAGTTTCATTTGCCATTTTAACAATAGCTATACTATCATTAAATGCCAAGGAAGCACCAGGGTCTGAGTCAAAGGCCGCATAGTTCCACATATTACCACTTATAGCAACTCCAGCAGTGCCATAACTACTTTCCCATAATGCAATCGCAATAAGAGCTCTTACGTCAACACCAGACGCTTTTTGCCAAGCAAGGAAATTCTTACCATTTACACGGCTTTTATCAAATGGAATACCACTTTTTGCTAAATATCCGTCAATTTGTTCTTCTGTAATACCGTCACGTTTTGTAAATAAATCGTGTGTGTATGGGTCACCAGTTGACCAGTGGTCGGGATTTGTTTTGATTTCCACTCCACCTGAGCTTCCACCTAAATCACCATCTGGGCCGCCACTTCCACCTGAACTTGATGAACCAAATGACTTAACAATTTCATCATAGTTAGAAAGAGCATCTACAATTCTATACCAGTCTTTGTCAACTCCGCCCACAAGAGGTGAGTCAATTTCGTCAATTGGAGCATGGTAACCAGATTGTAAATCAACTTGGAATAGAGCCCAGTTAGCAATCTTTTTGTCACCTAATACAACATTAGGTTCTCCTACCCAACTCTTGTTAATATTTTGTAATTGAATAGCATCTAATTGGTCATAATCTGTACCGAATTGTCCTCTCGCCCAAGGTTTAAAGACAAACTCTACATACATATTACAAGCAATTATATTCTTCATTCTCTCATTTGCTTCATCTAAGAATTTGCTTGATGTAATATCTAATTCTGCTCCAGTTGAAGTATCACATAAATCACTAGTAGATGATTTAACATTACTTACTAATGCAGAAGTTACTAAACTCGTTCCTAATGTTGCTAATTTGTTTGGAATAGTAATCCAAGTAATATTAGCAGCAAAGACAATAGCAGTAGAAAATGCAAGCAATGGTTTTACTAACCCACCAATCAATGAAGTTCTATATTCTCTTTTAATAATTCCATAGTATAGAATATACATAGCTGTTAATAGGAATACAAGGGTTACAAGTGGCATGAATAAATTAGAGTATAATTTTTGGAACATACCTTCTTGAAAATCTTGAGTTAATCCTAATAAATCACTCACATCTGTAAATGCTAGTCCAAACAATGTAATAGTAATAGCTGAGATAAATTTAGAAATTCCTAAGAAGAAATTATTAACAGATAATTTGATAGCAGACCACCATGCACTAAAGAAGCCTTGAGCAAATTGTTTTGTTCTAGGGTCTCTTGAAGTATTAACTTCTCCATAAGTTGATTGTGGGTCTTTTCTATCTTTATAATATTCTCCATAGTCAGAAGCTTTCGATTTAGAGTTTTCTTCACATGGGTCAATGTCATAGTATTTCCATTCCCCCAAGTAAGAACTGTATTCAATACCTGATAATCCTACTTTTTGGAATATATTAGGGGAATTTGTTTGTTTTCCGCCGAATTTGAATCCAGCCATACTCATTATAATATTGTTAGAATCTTCACCATTTGTTCTAGTACTTGCTAATGATGTTTTTGACCTAACCATATATGGAATCCAATCGGTAGTTGCAGCTTTGTATAGCATTTTTGTAGAGTCAAAACGGCAGACAATCCAAGAAACTGGATTAAAGTCTGCACTAGAGTTTTGAACTACGTTTTGAGTTGAAGCAAAGAGCATAAGAGTGCTCAATGCTGTCAATAGAATATATTTTATTTTTTGCATTTAAGACTTCTCCTTGCTCTTATTTAATCTTCAAAAGGATTTTCAAATTCTTTATTGCTCATATCGTCAAAATCTGAATCCTTTTTAGTTGTGCTTCCTCTCTTATTTAAAGGTTTTGTTTCTGAATCATTTAAGTTTGAGTCATTTAAGACAGATTCTTTTATTAAATCTTTCATTTGTGAAATTTCTTTCTTTTCTTTTGATTTTTTAAATCTATCTTTTAGAGTTTGCCGTTTTGATTTTTTGTAAATACTTTTATCTTTTTTCTTTTCTTTTATTATGCCATTTGATGATTGTTTTGCTAATGCAGCTAATTGTCTAAATGCTGTTGCCAATTCTGGTGCTGTTTCATCAAATTCTGAAATATATTTCTCGGCTTCACTTTGTCCATAAGTTCTACTTCCATCTTCTGCTTCAGTATAAGGTTTAGTCCAAAATGCTTCTTCATAAATAATTTCATCATTGAAGTTTAGTCCAGTCTTATCTTTAAATTCATCTATATTAGTAGAGAATTTATCTTTAACATTATTGACTGCTTCAGTAGCTTTATCTTTAGCTTCTTTGATTAAAGATTGTTGAAGTGCTTTTTCATCATCAGCTTTAATCATTCTCATATTGACAGGAGCTGTATCAATGAATCTTTCTACTGCTTCTTCAGTTGTTAGAATTTCAGAATGTCTATGACCTTTTTCATCAATTCTAATTTCTCTTTGACCAGGTTGCATAGCTAAGAAATTACCATTAACTTTATTGTTGTCAAATTTATAATTACTTGCTTTAGCTCTTTCTAGCAATTCAGTTGCAGCTTCAATATTAGTATCTCTAAAGAATAAATCTTCTTTATTAGCATAATGTTGTTCTAATTCTTTTTCTAAATGAATAATTTCTGCTTCTTCATTAGGAGTTAAAGTTGTTTTAACTTTGAGTTTTTCTAATTGTTTAGTTTTCTTATTGATTAAGAAATCTTCATGAGTTTTCTTAGCTTCATGTTCAACAATTTCATTTCTTAAAACAGCTTCCATGTTCTTCCAGTTATTTGCGATTGTAGAAGTTTCACTGCTGAATGAATCACGTTGTTTTTGAGCAACAGATTCTCTAATTTGACCTAATGTGTCATAAGCACTATAACCCATTTTTCTTTGACGATTTTCATTCATCATATTAAATCTACGATTTGCATAACCTGAACCTTTCTTAGTACCTTCTGTTACATAAGATAACAGACTTCCTTTTGAAATTCCTTTAGATTCATCAGCAATTTTAGCTCCAATTCCAGCAATGGCACCACCAACACCACCTGCAATACTATCTTTAACTCCAGTTGTGTATCTTGGTAATCTACGTTGTAAGAATTTAGGCATATTACTCATTTTAAGTTGTTCTCTAATTCCGCCACTCATAAATGAACCAGCATTATTAGTTGTCATACTAAATAGATTTACTATTTCTTTCCAATACATCTTAATAGCAACAGCTACAATAACTACTCCAAAGAAAACAGTGTTATAGTTATCTAAACCTGAATCAATAGCTGTTAACATTAGTAAAGCTAATGACATAACAAGAACTATTAAGAAACGTTTAAAGAATAAGTTTAATAGGTTTTCAATATAATTTTTAAATCTTACATTTCCGCCAGGGAATAAACTTAATGCTAATTGAATTGGTAAGATAAATACTTGAATAGCAATCAATAAAGTATATTCAATTTTTGCTATTGCTAATCCACCTAATAGGAAAGTGATACAAATAGCAACAATAGCACCTCTAAATTGATAACTATCTCTATTTAATCCAGCACCTGACCATGTTGTTAAATAAGTTGAATCAGATTCCTTACCATTATTTGGCCCTGCTTGTAAATCTACAATACGATAAATATTTCTATTGATAGTGTTGTCAGTTTCTTTAGGATTTGTATTTGTAATAGTACCAGATTTAGTTACATCTAATTGATACAATGCCCAGTTGTTGATGATACTTCTACCACCCATATTAACAGGTGCATCACCAACTAAACTTTGATTTGTATTACTAAATTTTGATGCTTCTAAATTAGTATAAGAAGTTCCCCATTGTCCGTAAACCCAAGGGTCGAATATACTCATCTTCCATACTTGACATTGCATTTTTCTTACACCAGTATGGTCTCCGCCAGTTGCACTACATAATTGAGTAGCTTTATTATCTTCTTTAACAGTAATAACATTGATTAAGAAATTATCAATCTTACTTGGCAATTCTTCTACTAATTGAGTTGTTTGTGCAACACCAACACCGAATGTAATCACAAGAAGTAATAATAGAGAAAATGCTTGTCTACCAAATCCCATTCTAAAACATGAAACAAGAATCCAAAAAGCACTTATTGCTATACCAATTGTTGATAAAGGATAGAAAATACTATCTCTAAAGATTTCAACTGTTTTAGCAATCATACTACTAATTCCTAGTTCTTTCAGAATATTTGAGAATGATAGAGTTAACATAGAATTTGTGATTTTAGCAGCTGTTACTGCAATAAAGTTAAAGAATCCACCAAAAACACTAATTGTTCCATTAGATTTTGCAACTTGACCTTTTGTGATAAAGTGTTTATATCTTGTGTCAGAATAATCACCCTCACCATTTCCATATAAAGCGCCCTTAATAGATGGACGAAGTTTTCCACAATCACCTAAATGCTCTGCATCTTCTGAGTTTTCATCAGTAAAAGCGTATTTCCATTCAGCCATACTTTGTCCAACTGGGTCACCATTTTCATCAGCACAAACATAATGTGAGATTGAACGTGATGGGTCAAAGTGTGGGTCTTTTTTAAGATAGTTTTCTGCAATAGCAGTGAAAGCTTTATTTACATCATCTTTATTTTCTTGTACAACTTTACTAGCATATTTATTCCAAGCTTCGTCATAACAAGTAATAAAATCACTATAAAGCTCTCTATCAGAACAATCAATACCAACACTTTTTGCAGATTCTAAAAATGCTGAATTAGTATCTTTCCATTGTTTGAATCGGTCTGCGCCCGTTTCATAAACTCTATCGGGAACTGTTGTTTTTGCCTTTTCAGCTTCTTTACGAGCAGCTTTACTTGCTTCGCTCTCTACATTTCGTTTGTATTGGAATTTAGGGAATTTATATGAGCGAATACTTAAATCAAGCATTTGTTGTACTGCTGGATTTGGTGAAGATAATTTAGCAAATTCTTCCTCAAATTTTGATAGAAGCCAAGCTTGTCCTTTTTGATGAACTTCTTTACTGCTCATGTAATAAGCGTTGTACACCGTTGCACTGTAATCTGGTCTACTCCATGCGTGAGTAGCAACAATGTTCAAATCAGAAGTGTCAACAATAGTCCATAAGACACTACTTGCACCGCCATCAATAATATTACCAATATATTTAATTGGGTTCCAATCAAATTTAGTAACAGCTGCATTGATAGCACCTCTTACTCCATTAAATACAGAAGTAGCACCTAATCTTGCTTTAGACCAGAAACCAAAGTTTGACATCAGTCTAGCTTGTGTTTGTGGTACAACATTATCCCATTCACCTACATAAGTAGTATAATGTAAGTTGTATCCGAATAGTTCTAAGCCCGTATATTTATATGTTCTTTCATTTGCAAATACTGGTACAGAACCACCTGGCAAACCTGCAGGTACACCTAATTCAGATTTAGCGGAAGTAACTTCTGCACCCAATACACCTTGAGAGTTCATTAAAGCATAAGTAACTTGCCCTAATTGAGAAGCAAAAGTGGGTATATCACAATTGTGGTTTAAAGCATTTTGTGGTTGTTTATCAAAATAACAAACAGTCTTTGTGTCGCCTCTTTTCTTAACTACACTATGGTCCACTCCTTCGTCTTTGCTTCCTAATACTCCATTTGTAACTTCTTGTATATAATTACCTTTCATAAACATATACTTATATAAATTACTCATGGTTTCTTCTCTAGTGAATTTTCCTTTTAATCCATTAGTTTTAGCAAAAAAGCCATCTTCATTTCCACCATCAAAGCTATTTGCTTCATCTATAATTTTTTGTTTATCTTTTGATGAGTCAGCAAAATTAACTTGGGTGATAGATGAAATTGAGCCCAAGAAGCATAAAAGAGAAAAGAATACAAGTAAATACTTGTTAAATTGAGCTATTTTGCTCTTCATTTAATTACTCTCCTTTATAACTGTTATAATATTAGTTATATCAACAGAAAAAGCAGCACTAGGGCTGCTCTTTAATCATCTTCTACAATTCTATTTTTGTACCAATCTTCTTTAGTAACACCATTTAATTGATTGTTGATTTCTCTAAAAGCGCTCTTATGAAGATTTCTAATTAGTGGTGGAATACCTGCTTTTAAATAGCATGTTGCTGGATATTCCACAATTGTGTCAGAGTCTGGCAACTTTCTTTTCATACTTTTCTTAACGTGTCTTTCAACATAAGGCATGCCAGGGAAGTTCCATGCTCCAGTTAGAATTAACTCTCTTTGTTGAATAGCAACAAAAGCTCTTAAAATATCTTTGACCTCAACTTGTGTATAACCTGTAACTTCTGAAATTTCTTTAATGATTTCAGGTTTCTTTTTAGCTTGGTCTTTTTTTACTTGTTTAATTTCTAAAACCATTGTTTCTCCTTTAATTGTTTCTAGTGTTTATTTGAATATATCCAATAGTAGAATATTTTACAGAAGTGGCATAATCTTCAAATAAAATGTCTTTAATATTATTTGCTAAATCAGCATTATTATCAAATGTTTCTTTAGCATGAAGTGCATTATATTTAATCTTAACTTTATTTTTGCCTTCATTTTTTAGAATCACTTCAAAAACTTTATCATCTTGTACAGATGGTTTAGGATTTGTAGTAATTTCTGATAAGTAAAAATTAAAAGCATCTATTGAATTTTGAAAAATCTCTTGCTCAATATCGCTGTCAATAGTTGTATGAGCTCTAGTAAGGTAATATTCTGATACTTCTTTGAATATGTGTAACAATTTTGCTTTATCAGCATTGTCAAAAGAAATTCTTACATTGTTACGATGTCTTTTTTTAGTGGTTGCTCCCTCAGTTTTAAATAAACCTTTCATTTGTTACTCCTTTTATATCATAATTTTTTACAAATGTACTACTTTGTCAGCAAATGAGTTAATACCATCATTGTGAGCAATTAAAATAATTTGTGCATTTGTTAATGAAGTGATAGTTTCTAAAATCAATTGAGAGCGGTCACTACTCATTGCAGTTAGAACTTCATCTAAGATAAGTAAGTGTTGTTGACCATTATTTAAGAATAAAGCTATTGCTAACCTTAAAGCGATTGCGGCTGCTGATAATTCTCCACCAGACAATTGTGATACTGGTCTTTTAACATTATTTTCTGTTATTACGAATGTTTCAAATTTATCTGTAAGAATCAATTGAGTAAATTTATTATCAGTAAATCTTGCAAGAATTTCTGAAGCAATGTCCGTTAATTCTGGTATTGAATTTTTAATACGTTGCTCTTTGAATTTAATCAAACTTTGATTAGTAAGATTCATAATTGTTATTTGATTATGAAGTTTTTCATAGTTTTCACTTGCTTCTTTACATCTCTTATAATCAGAAACGGCTTGTCTAGCTTTTTCTACAATAAGTTTTAATTCACCTTCAAGTGATGCTTTTTGAATATTCGTTTTAACTAATAATTCTTCTTTATCTTTTAGATTTTTAAGAAGTACTCTATAAGTTGATTTAGGCAAAACATTAAGAGCAGAGATTTCTTTTTCTAAGCGAGATTTTTCTTTTTTATTCTCTTTTAATCTTTCTTCGCTTAATGTAACTTGTTGTCTTGCAGTTTCAATTAAGTCTTTATGTTTCTCGCTAGCATTGATTTCTGCTAATTGTTCTCTATTCTTAGCAATTACTAATTGAATAGATTTTAATTCTGCTTCTTTAGTCTTTTTATCTCTTTTAGCTTTTTTGAAATCTTTTTCAGAATTAGTTTGTTCAGTTGCTTTTTGTAATTGGTATTCATAATAAGATTTTTCTTGAGCTGTTTCAGTAATGTCTTTTTCTAAGACTTCTAACTCTTCTTTAAGTTTCTTAAACTCTGTTTTATTTTGTTCTTGTTCCTCAGTATGTTTTTTCAGCTCTTCTTTAGGATTTAAAATTGGATGGCCACATACTGGGCATTCGGCTGCTCCACTCTTAAGTAATTCTAAATGTTTTTTAACAGATTTAACTTTTACTTTTAATCCCATTAAAGCTTCATCTAATTCAGATTTCTTACCTAACATATCATTGTAATAATTCGATACTTCGGCATAAGTTTCTTTAATTTCTTCATAATTCAAAGTTTCTTCAAATAATTCAGTAAATCTAGCAATTTGAATGTTAATATTATTAAGCTCTGTTTGTATGGTTTTTTCTTTTTCTAAAGATTCGCTTAACTCTTCTTCTATGATTTCTTTCATTTTGTAATCAATAGAAATTTCAGAATTATCTTTTAGAATTTTTGTATAATTTTTTAAATTATCTTTTAAGTAATTATCATCTGTTTTAACATTTTCTAAACTTGTATTTAAGCTATCTAAGTGGTTTTGTAATTCAGTTTCTGCTTCTTCTGTTGCTCTTAAAACAACAAGTTCTTGTTCAAGAGTTTTAGAAGCTGTTTTTACTTCTTCAAGTTTATCTTTTGCATCTTTAACTGCTACTTTAAACTCTTCCACCTTTGCTTTTTCATCTTCTAAAGACCCTGGTTGGATAATATCTGCAGCTCTTTGTAGAGCTCTTGATTCTTCTCTAGCTAATTTTGTACTTTCTGTAATTGCAGAAACACCGATTAGTTTTTCAATAACTTGTCCTCGTTCAGTTGGAGAAGCAGATACAATTTGGTCTACTTGTTTTTGTTGAATAAATACAGAAGATAAGAACCCTTTTTCATCAATGTTTAAAACAGAACGAATAAACGATTCAGCATGAGTTACAGCTGGGCCTGATTCAAATTCCCAATCTCCAAGTTCTTCATTATATGAGAATACTTTACATTCACAAGCACCCTCATTTGAAGTAATCTTTCGTCTAATCATAAAGTCAGTATTACCAACTCTAATATAGGAAGTTACTTGTACTGTTTCTTCTTTTGCATCTACACCTTCTCTAATGTAATTTTTATTTCTTAATCCATGTAGTCTCGTTCCGAATAATGACCATGAGAAAGCATCTACAATGGTTGATTTACCTGCTCCGTTTTCTCCAGAGATAGCAGTAACACCAATTGACGCTGGCACAAATTCTAAATATTTATGAGACCTAATATTTTCAATAATAACTTTCTTGAGTATCAAAAGAGTATTGCTCCTTATTTTTAATAGTTAGTTATATTATTCCTTTTTTAGCAAGTTTAATTTTAAGCGACTCTAAGCTGTTTTACTGAATAGTCGATACATTTATCGAAAATCAGTTTTAATTGTTTTTGCGTTCACTATATGACGATATAACACATATTAAAATCAGTCTGAGTGCAGACAAAAACAAGCCTTTAGGGCTTGTTTTCTTTTTTTTATTTTATTGTGAATTTTGAGTTGCTTTAGCATTTGCTAATTGAATTGATTGTAATAAAGAGTATGGAGATAATTTCCATTGGCCATCAACATAAACCAATTCCATAGAAACAGCTCCTCCAACACCTGTATAATAATCAAGTGGAATTTGAGCAATTCTAGTTGTTTCATCTAAATAAACATATTGAGTATCAGTACTTACTGGATTAAGATTTTCATTTCCAATTTCAGTTAAGTTTTTAATGATTGCTAAGATTGCCATTGCTGAAGTTGTATAGCCTTCTTCTTTATCCATAAAATCCTTTAAATACAAATAGGATTTTGCTGAATCTGAAATGTAGCTATCAAGCTTCTTGTCTTTATCTATACCTTTAATTCTATCATCAATAGATAATTTGTTTGATGGGTCTGCATAGAAAGCTTTCAACATATTAGTAGCAGCTTCTAGAGCTCCCTCTTTTGAGAAATTTTCTTTTGTTTCATCTGTTCTATTAGGCAAAACATTTTCTACTTTTGTGTTAGCTGAATTTGTTTTATTTTCAGTAGGTTTATTTAACATAAAGTTAAATACAGTCAAATATAATGAGAATAGAGTAATTAAACCAACAAGAATGTATGATAAAATAGCTTTCTTTCCTTTTATTTTTGACTTAATTAAAATGGAAGTCGTAACACTTGCTAGTAAAATAACTAATGTATAGACTAGTATGGAAATTAAAGTCATTTTTTATACCTCTTTCTTTTGAATACTGTAATATTTAAAATGAATACCAATAGAGTCACAACAATTAAGAGAATTACAGAGAAAAGCATAATTGTATTAGAGTTCTTTGAAAAGAATTGTATAAACATATAATCAGGTGTAAGATTAGCTAATCCATTTGATTTTTCTGATAAGTTTTGTAATTTTTCAACTTTTGCTAAATATTCTTTATCAGCAACCATATTGAATCCATTGACAGCAAATATCGCAAAACTACAAAGCAACATAATTGCTAATAGAAATAGATTGGTTAAAACTTTTACCCAAGTTCTTTTCTTTTTATTAGTTTTTTTATCTTTACTTTTTTTGAATGGATTAGTAAAGTTAATTTTTGTTTTTTGTTTCTTTGGATTTTCTGATTGTTCAAGCTTTTCTCTTTTGAACTCTTTTAAAAAATCTTCTTTATTCATCTTCTTCTGGTTCTTCATTGTTAAGCAATTCCTCAACTAATGTAGTTTTGAATAATACAGGTAAATCTTTCATTTTTTGTAAATCAAAGTCTAAACTTCCTAAATCTTCAATTAAGTTAATTGCCACTTGAGGACATTCTGCTTTGATTGAAGAGCGTAAGATTGCTCTTGTAATATTGTGAGCTCTTTTTGTATCTTCAAAGTTGGTATCTTTAAAGACATTTATACCTGCTTTATCTTCATTTGTATCTTGCCATACCAAAGTATCTGTATTTCTAGTACTTAACCAACGTTGATGTTGTTCTTCTAACAATCGGAATTGTTCCTCAGTGTAAGTATCACTTAAATATTGTTGAATTTCACTAATTGGTACAACTCTTTTCTCATTAGTTTCTTTATCTACACTTAGTTCTTCTTCAGCTTTCGCTCTAATACGTTGGAATTTAGACAAGGGTTTACCTAATTCATTATCAGGTAAATCATATGGCCACAATCTAAGCACATTTGACAAATAACCAGAGAATGGAATAGGCTGAGTTTCATCAAATTTCTGCATAGCTGTAAGAATCCATTCATAAATTTGAGCTCTCTTTTCATCATGCTCAGGAAGGTAAATATTGATTGTTTTATCATGTGGCTTCAATGTTAAGACAGCAAATGAATAATAGAACAGCAACGTTTCTGCTACAAATTCATCTGTTAAATCTAGCAAATCTCTACGATAGAAGCTACTTCTCAATCTCAATTTCAATCTATCATATTCAGAAGCACTAAGTTGGCGTTTTAACAAATCTTTGAAATAATTAGCATTTAATCCATAAGCATATAGTTTGTTATTGTGATAAACAATTCTAGCGTATTTATTTAAAATACTAATACATTTCTTTTCCAATTGACTATCTTCACCCTCAATAAGCAAAGCTGAAATCAATCTTCTTGGAGCATTTAAATATGCTTCTGCCTCTGTTTGTTCACTCCACAATCGTGGAGCAAAGTTATTCGGAATAAGTGGCTCGTCTAATGGTAAATCATGTTCTTTATACCATTTGATTACTTCGTCATATGAAACACGATACGATTCATCTTTTTTAATCAAAATGTCTTGATTTTGATAAATCCAATCAAGTAAGTCATTTTCATCTTTTACTAATGCTACACGTTTCCACTTATCAAATGTGTACCATTGCCCATCATGGATAACTGCTTCAATTCTGAATTTTAAAGGTCTTTTTTTCCATTCAGCTTTTAATTCATTTTTATCTTTTTTCATTTCCCTCTCCTACCACTTCAATTCTTGGATATAAATAAGAAAATTCAGTAAAGATTTTATCTAATTCTGAAACATATTTTAAAGCATCATTAGAAGTCATAATATAATCTGGCTTAATAAGAAATAATAAAGCATCTTCTTTTTCCTCAGCAATTTGTTCTGAGTTCAAAGCACATTTATTTTTCATATAGTCAATGAATTTGTCTTTATCTTTTAAGTCAGTAATTTTCAAAAATAAATGTAATTGTTTTGGCTGCATTATACTAACTCCTCTTTCTGAACTAAATCTCTTAATTTCTTAACAATAAGATTAGCTTGTCTAGTGAATTTTCTTTGTGTCAAATTTCTTTCCTCTAAAAACTCTTCAAATGGTTGAGTTAGAGAATTATCACCGTATTGGTAACGTATGAATAGTTGTTCTTCATAAGGTAACATAGATAGTAAACCTTCTGTTTCTACGGTAAAGCCCGAAGAATATCTAGCACCTGAATTTTTTTCATCTTCAATTGTATCTTGCAATCTTACTTTATGTCCGCCATCGCCATCTTTTATCTCATGCTGTAATGAACTCGGTACAAGTGATAGATTTTCTAAATCAATAACCATATCTAATTTAAATCCAGTTTTCTCTAGCACATATTCTCTTTGCGTCATAGTAGGATTTTCCAACTTGTTATATTCATCAATTACTTCTTTCATCTTCAAATATTTACCTGCTACGCCATCGTTGATTTGAATATGACGCTGTAAATTGCCCTCATGGGTTAATGCTTTAAAAATATAGAAATTTGAAAATGTTGTAACACGAGCACCTCTTGTCGGGTCATATCTCCAAATTGCAGTCATTAGAGCTAATAAAGCATCTTGACAAGCATCATCTATATTATAATGAAATGAATTTGTTTTCTTCACAAATCTATGAGCCCAATTATAGGCAAAGTTTTGATTGTGTTCAAACAATTCAAGAAATGCTTCATAAGCTTTAGGGAATTTCTCTTTCTTTTCTTCTTCACTCGATTCTCTATAATCTTTAATAATTAGTCCTAATTCAAATTCACGTTCTTTTTTTAACGCCATTCGCACCTCTTCTTTCACTGTTGTAAACAAAAACAGCCTATCAAGGCTGTTTATTGTTGTAATACTCTATGTTATATTATATAGCGTATTTTTAAGCAATTTTTGTTGCTGTATATTTTGGTTTGATTTCTGCCATGAAGTAGCGGCCTTTTGACTCAGCACGTTCCAAGCCAAGAATTACATTGGCAGGCACGCCTTCGTACAAGTATGACTTGCCAGATTGGAAAGTAACTTTCAATCCTTTTTCTGTTTTTTCAAAGTCCTTAATTGCTGAACTTGCCATGGTGATTCACCTTACTCACTTTCGTGAGCCTTTCTGTAATATTTTTATTTATGAGTCTATTATAACAAATTCAAGCTCTTTGTCAACGGTTTTGACTAAACTTTTTTAAATTTTTGTTCCAATTGCTAAAACAAAGATAACTAAAAGAATAAACAGTAATCCAATAACACTTTTTATAGGGTGTTTTTTCATATAGCCCAAAATATTTTTAATTCTTTCTTTGAAACTTACTTTTTTCAAATCTTTATCTGAAACATATTTATAACCATGATATGCACGATTTACTTCTGATAAAGTTTTCATTAAACTATTTGTATATTCTTTAGTTAAATTAAAAGTGACTTCATTTCCGTTTGAATCTTTTATATTTAATTGGGGTGGATTTTGATTTAATTTTCTTGGTGAGTTATATTTTTCATTCTTTTCATTAGTATATAAGCCACTTACGGAATAAGCCAGAATGTTTTCGTCTTTTTGTTCAACAACTGCATAGTCAAGAGCTTTTTCTAAAATACTATCGTTTGATTGCTCCAATACTAACTCATCATCTGTTTTTAATTTAATCACTTTATCTGCCATATTAACCATGCTCCACTACATTTGATACTTTACCATCATCAACAGTGATTACTAAACCTTTAATAAGATTTTCTGCTTTCATTTCATCACCAGAAGTAATCTTAGTGATTGGGTTTGTTGTATGATAAGTAATAGCAGCATAATATTTATTACCGTCTTTTCTTAGTTCGATTTTATCTACATCTCGATTAGAACGGTCAACTGAAGTCATAGTGTTAATAGTTTTAGATTTTTCCCATAGTTCTGCTTCAGTCTTATAATTATCTAATGTATTCAAGATTTGACTTGATGATAATGCTGATTCGGTCATCATAGAAGTTAATTCTTCTTTTTGCTCGTTAATATATTTAACTTCAAATTCTCTTTCAATATATGTTTTAGCGAATTTCTTTACAAATAAAACTTCTTGATTTTGTGAATCATCTTCTACAATAGTTTTGTCTTTCTTTTTAGCGTCTGCTGTCTTAGTTCCATTTAATGTTTGTTTTGCTTCTTCTTGTTTAATTTGGTAATAAATACCAGAACCAACTAGAATAAATACTGCGACAACAACACCTAAAATAATCTTAAGTTTATAATTCATTTTAAGCACCTTTCTTTCTAATTACACTACTTACACTACCTTTAACAAATTGTCTTGTATAACGAGCAACAATTTGTCCTTTTTCGGCATTTTGTTCGTAAGTTTCGATTACACCGTTTTCTTTTACTTCTGCAATAACTCCAACATGACCGTATTCATTGTCAAGAGTAAACGCCCCAACGGAACCACCTGGGTACCAACAAATAATGTCACCTGGTTTCAAATCGCTAGCATCTGGGTCTTTAATTACATCAAAGCCCCAACTATCCCATGGAAATTCATGACCGATATAACCAGCTCTACCTGAAGCACCAGAAATACCTGGAGCACCTAATTTTTGTGCATACCAATTTGCGAAATCCCAACATTGAGCTCCATAAGCACCATCCATATCAATGGGTTGTGATAGAACTTGTTCTATAGCTTCGATTTTACCACCTGCAGGTACAGTACTTCCACCTCCGCCAGCAGAACCACCGTTACCAAGACGGCCCTCTTTAGAACCATCACCTAATTTCTCACATTTGGTACCTGATTCACCTTCTTTAGCTTCTGCTACACCATCTCTGTAACGATAAGAATAGCAATCAGAACCAAATGTTTGAGAACCCGTAACAGCAAAGCCCATGAAAACTAACCATAATGCTAATACCACACCAATTGCAATTAAGCCGTGTGGTGAGAATACAAAACTTACAATCTTAACAATGAATTGCCCAGTAGCTCTAATAGCATTCATTGTGTTTTGGGTAAGTTGTCTAAATCTATTTATATTCTCTCTAGTTTCTTTAATCTTTTCATTAGTTTCCATTGCTTTATCAATCATTCCACTTGATTGAGGAGCAGTTTCGGGAACTTCTTGATTAGGGGGATTAGATTTCATTTTTTGATAATCTGTATTATCTAAATTCATTATATAATAATCTCCTTATTTTTTCAATGATAGTTTACAGGTTAATCAGATATAAAATTAGATTTTTATAGACTTGTTAAATTAGATTTAACTCCTCATAATGGCACACCTGCTAGTACCTCTACACTCTCATTATATCAAATTGAGTGCTACTTTTATAATGTGATTAGAATTGGTCGTTTCATCATTTCTTCTGTTTTTCTTATGCCTTTATAAGCAGCTTTGTCTGAAATCTTTCTCATGATGTTTCCACCACCATTTAAATCTGCATTCCATAAATTACCTTTGCTATCCTTATACAAACCACGGCTAATTCTTCTGCCAGAGAATTTATGATTATCGTTTTGACCATAAATTGGTAATTCATCTTTATCAAAGAAACTTGCTTTGGAAGTATAACTTTCTTCTGTAAAGATTACTTCAATTCCATTTAATAAACCCTTATATAACAATTGATTAAATAATTTTGTATGAGGAACATTAACGAAATTTTGGTTATTTCTTCTACCAATATTGATTTCATTTTTCCAACCAACATTATTACCAATAATAATTTTTGAAATGTCATTTTTCACTGCTTCATTGATAATATGAGTTGAGATTTTGTGCATTTCATAATCAATTTTATTAGCTCGTTTAAGAGATAATTGTTTTAATCTTTTAGAAGATTTAATATTAGCAGGTAATTCTGAACAAAGTTTAGCATTGGTTTTATTATAATATTGATTGATACTTTTGATTGGTCTGCCATTGTATAATAACGGTCTGATTCCAATGTTATTGTATATAGATACAATATTATTTAAACCGGGGTCAATTGAAAAATACCTTGAATTGTCTTTCTTTAATTTTGGCTGTTCAACTTCATAAATCTTGAAACATTTGATTAGATTATTTGCTTCATCATAAACAAATTTGGCCATTTTAATATTTGATTTAGTTGATTGAACTTTTAGATTATAACTTTTTTTACATAAAGTATAAGTATAAAGTTGTTTATCTTCATCAAACTCAATTTGTTTAGAAATTGTTAGATTATTAAAAGTTATAACGTTATAACCATTTTTATCTTTGTATTTAGGGATTCTTTTCTTTTTGTTAGATTTATTTCTAAAGAAACCGATGAATTGTCTACCTACTTGTTTTATTACTTCACTTGCAACATGAGATTGAAGTGCATAATAATCAGTATTTTTAGTTTTAGTAAAAATAGGGCACTGAGATTGCCAAGTTCTATATGATTTGGTTTCAAAGTAATATTGTCTAACATCATAAAGAGAAGCATTATAAAGATTTTTACTTAAATGACACAATTCTTTGATTAAGTCAAATCTTTCATCAGTTGAATAGATTATCTCTTTTTCTGTTAAATTCATAGTCCCACCTCCTTTTTATTGTATTTTGTAATTTATTTTTAGTTTACATTTATTATATCACATTATAACTCATTCAAAAATAAAAAAAGAAGCTTGATTAAAGCTTCTTTTTAAGATTTTACAAATCACCGAATAGTGAATCGAAATCTTCATCACCAGTATCATCATCATCACCGAATAATGATGAATTATCAGTTGATTGAGTAGTAGTTGTTGTTTGTTTTGCAGTACTTGCTTTAGTAGTTTGTTTTGCTGAAGCTGTAGAAGTAGTTCCACCGTTTTCAGATTTTGTACGGCTTGCCACAACAGTTTGATTAAATGCAAGAGCAACACCAATTGAATCTACTCTAACTTCTTCTTCATAATGTTCTGGGATAACTTGTCCACTTTGTGCAGTATATTCTTTTTTCAAGCTTGATGTTAAAACACCTGAAATAATAAGACGGAATCCAGTAGGAATGTCTGAGTTAGCAATTGCTTCAGCAATTTTACCCCATGCAGTACAGTTAATGTAATATGTACCATCATCTACCCAATCATTACCATCTTTCTTTTGGTAGTTACGTGCTACTGTAAGATTGATAACACTTGTGCTACCGTTTGCTGTATTTACTTGGCGTAGCTCACCTTTGCGAACCAAACCTGCTTCAAAAGTTACGAATGCTTGCATAATTTCTTTACCTCTCTATATAGTTATTTTAGACTGCGCAATTTGCATTTCTTTATAGTTATATTATTCCAAAATAAAAACTTAACCAGCATAAAATTTAAAAATTTTTTCAAAAAAATAAAAGAGAGTTTTAAGCTCTCTTTTATTCATCATCTCTGTTGATTTCTTTAGAAATTTCCTCTTTAGGATTGTTTGCTTCTTTAGGTTTAGTTACTTCATTATGAGCATTGATAATAGATTCAAATTCTTGTTGCATAGATTGATAATCTTTAGAGAATTGATTATCTAAGTCTTTGACTGTAGCAGTCACTTTCTCAATATCTATACCCTTATCTTCTCTAGCAATCATTCTCATATCTTCAGTAAAGCTTTCTGCCTTAGAGGTTATTTCATTTAATCTTTCATTGATTAGTTGGTTAACTTCTGCTTCATAAGGTTTACCTTTTGAAACTTCCATTAGTCTTTGTGTTTCTGCTAGTGCTCTATCTTCATAATCTCTTACTTTCTTATCAGCAAATTTATCAGCACCTAAAACCACATCTCCACCGTTCTTCTTAATATCAGTCATTAACTCAGTAGAAATTTGTTTATGTTCTTTAATATCTGCTTCAATTCTAATAATATCTTCTTTAGATTCTGCACTATTAAGAGCTTCGTTTTTCTCTGTCATTTGTTGAGCAGCTCTTGCCAAACCAGCACTATTTAATTCTTGTGCAAGTTTAGGTATGTTCAAGTTTTCTGAAGCAGCTTGTTTAGAGTTCGTTACTTCTCGTTCTTGCAAGTCTTTTCTTTGTACTTCAGCAATATGTTCATAACCTTTACGCATGCTTTCATTCATTTGCTCTCTTGCTTCGTTTTCACGAATTTCTCTAGCAGCTTCTTTACGTTGTTGTGCTAATTCATTACCAACTTGACCCGCTTGTCTAGCTGCATTCGCAACAAGTCCACGACCACGTTTAAGTTCCATACTTGTACCAGCACGTAAACCTTGTACTGCACCTTTTGAGCCTTCTGACATAGCTTTTCTTGCATTATTAAGAGTATCAGCATAGTTACCAGGGTTAAGCCAACGTTTGTACTTACCGTATTTAGCAATCTTATCATCTTTAGACATAAGTTTACCTGATTCTCTAGCGTCATTGATACCAGCAAGAGTACCACCAATTGCACCACCGGCTGCAGCCATACCCATGTATTTCGCTTTTTGACCAGCTTTGCTAAGTTTTTCTCCAGCAATATTAGAAACTCTAGCACCGCCCATATTAACAGCACCCATTAAGTTTACTAATTCTTTTCTATAAGATACAAAAGTAACACCTAGAATTACTGAAGCAACAAATACTTGTGCTTGATTCATTTTAGAGAAAGCAGCTCCATAAATAAAAATCATAACAATAACCATGAAACAGCTTGCCATATATTTTAAAATATTTGAAATAATTGACTCTAACCAGCCAAGGAAGATTTTTCTACCACGGCCTGGGTGAATACCAATCAATAGAAAGATTGGTGCAAATACTGTTAATATTGTTGCAGTTATATTATATACAAGTGCATATACTACAACTGGAACGAATGTTGCTACGATAATAAATGAAGCAATCAATAATAAGATAGGAACAGAAGTTCTACCATTACCTGAATAAGCATTCCACATTTGACTATCCATAGCAGCTGTACCTGTTATAGTAGGGAATCCTATCTTTTCTCCAAAGTCAGCGTCAGTTCTTGATGCCATAAATGCTAATGCAATATTACATTTTGAATTAGAAGTAAATTTAGTTGCACTTGACATTTGATTTGGTGAATCAGCAGTATAGAAGTTCACACAATAATCGGTTGGAGCACCAGATAATTTATCTTGGGGCCAAACTTTATAGCCATCTGGTGGATTTACAGTCCATAATTCATCTAATGAATATCCGAATTGTTGTTCTGCCCATCTGTCATAAACAATAGCTTTGTTTACGATACATGAGAATCTACCAGCATTGATTGAAGCAGCTTCCGCAGCCGAAACGGATTGAGAAGTATCTGCATCACACATGCTATTTGTGCTTTCTTTAGGATTAGTACCTGTTGAGTTTAGACATGATTTACCTGAAGCAGCTGACAATACACAATTTGCAATTGTAGCATTGATTTCTGTTGGAGCTTTAGCAACTAATTGACCGTTAACAACAGTAAATACTCCTAAAGCAAATGCGAGTAATGACCAACCTAATGCACCGAAACTTGCTCTAAATTTTCTCTTAATTAAACCTTCCCAAATCAAATACACCGCAACTGTTAAGAAAGCAAGTGTTGATAATGGATAAAATACATTTTTTCCTAGATTTGAGATTAAACCAGCTTTAGTGTCAGTTCCACCAATAAGCTCTACAAGAGCTTTTACAAGTGGTGGGTCAAATAACATTTTAACTAACCATGAAATTATATTAGCACAAAGGAAAGCTACACTTGTTGCAATATCTGAACCCATAATAGCTAAAGATGATGGTATACCCCACAATCTAATAGAACCACTAAAGAATCCTCCACCTTGTTTCTTGAGTCTTTCCTTAGCTTCTTCTGAAAGATTTTTATTTTTTTCTTCAACTATTTTATTAGCTGGATGTCCGAGAATCCAAGTATTATCTTCCTCTAATGTACCATAAGGAATAGCAAAACCTGCTGACCTTGAAAATAATTCATCAATTGTATAAGTCCTAGACCCAACATTAGAGTTAATCATATCTTTTGCAGGTAATGATACAGTATTAGGCTCCATAGAGAAACCAACACCATTCTCAAATCCAGCAAAAGATACATTAAACATACTCAAAAATGAAAGAACAAAGAATATACTAGCAAAAGAAGTTAACAATGTAACTTTAAAATGTTTTATCATTATAGCTCCTATGTTCTTTAGTTTTAATAAAATATATATCATTAAAGCTTGTTGCTTCTTAGTAACAATTCATATCTTGCTACTTTATCTCGTAAGACTTCAATTTCGTGTTTATATCTGGCACAATTAGGGCATTCATTAACTTCGGGAATTTCCCCCCAGCCATTTTTGTAAACATCAATAATTGATACATAGAATCTTTTACGAGCTTCTAATGATAAATTATAATCTGCATCTGTAAATGGTAAATAACCAAAAATAACATATCTCATATAATCGGGAACTGTAATGCTTAATCTAGCTGCTCTCCATCTGATAGTATTTGCTTCTTCATAAGTAACACGAGTTGAAACTCTATAACCTCTTCTTCTATTTTGCTTCTTTAAAGAATTTATTTTTTGTTCAGTTTCATCTAATTGTGTTTTGTAATAGAGCATATCTTCATCTCTATTATCATCTTCGGAATCTTCTAAATCATCTAGCAATTTAATATATTTTTTTCTTTCATTTTGCAGATATTTAGGGTTCCAATTTTCAGAGTTGAGTTCTTCTAATCCCTCTAAAGCTTGTTGGTACCATTCAGCAATGTCAAATGTTGCTAAAGAACGGCTACGAATAAAAGAAGCCAAAGAAGTTTTATTTGCTACTTTTCTGATTTCATTTAATTCTAAAGCAATCATGTTTTTTTCGTCTGTATCAATAGCAATACTTATTTGTTGGTCTAATATTGTTTTTTTGCTTTCAACCCGTTTGTATTGAGGTTTAAAGCCTTTCTTGAATAAATCAATTAAATCTTTCTGGTGGATTTCTTCAAGTATTTTCTCTTTCTCTTTAATTGAAAGAATGTTATCTACATCTCTTGTTATAGCTTTCATAAATTACACTGGACTATCAATTTGAGCAAGAATTAAGTGCTTTTTCTAAAGTATCTTTATCTGCTTTATTAAGATTTAAGTTATATTTCTTAACAATGTGAGTATAGACTTTAGCATATTCACACTTAGATGATTCTGGCATCCATTCAGATGGCCCTTTATCTCCTTTTGTTCTATTTTCTTTTGCAGTTGTAGCAACTAAATGGTCAAAATCATTAGCATAATCTTGTTTCTTTTGTTTATCCCATTCTTGTCCACCAGCTTTTGCTGTCCAGCTAAGTGCACCTGTATGGTCAATGTCTAATTTAGTTGGGTCATTGACAACTTCTTTGCTATATGGGTCATGCCAAGTGCCTGATTTGATAGAACAAGCTTTTGATTTGTCTTTTGTTTCTTTATCATTCTTATCTAAATAAGTAACACTACCTTTTTCTGCTTGTCTATCTAATACTTCTTCACGAGTAGACCAACAAGGATTTTCATAACTAATCCAATGTTTCCATTCTGTACGTTTATATTTAACTTTATTATAAGAATTTACAACCGGAATAGAATTTAACTCATTCAAAGCATCATTCTTACTCATTTTAGCAGAAACTAGATTATTGATTCCACTTTCTGAACTTGAATTATTGCTTTGATTATTATTGTTTGCTGATTTACTGTCATTTGATTCTGAATTTTGTTTAGAATCTGAATTAGAATCACTTTGACTTGAATTACTATTTGAAGTTGACGAATTTGAGTTTTGATTTTCAAATCCGTTAGGAGTAACATTGTAATTATTTGAAAGCTTACAATTACTAGGGGAAGTAACACATTCCACTAATCTTGGCCCTAAATCTGTTGCATGATAACGTACAGTGTTGAATAGATTACCCATGTTAATTCCACTTGAATAAACAAATATTGCCAACACTGCAGCTATTACAAGGACAGCCCAAAGAAGTGAACCGGGATTTTCTCCTTTTGATGATTTCTTTTTATCAGCCATTTATTTTCATCTCCTATAAAGAGCTTGTTGTCTTACTGGGTCACCAACTTTTGTTCCAAAGTTAATTCCAGCAACTCCAACTAATGCCAAATTTGTTGTTTGTTGAAATGAATTGATTTCCAAGTGTCCACCCGGGAACTCTTCTCTAAACATTTGTAATTGGTCACCTGAAGTCCAAGTTAAGACTATATCTTCTTCATTGAAAAGTTGTTTTAAATTAGTTGCTTCATCTTTTAGGATTTCTTCTGTTGGAGCTTCAATAGTAATTCTATATGAACCCTCAATCCAAGGTTCTTTACTATTTTCAAGTTCAGTTTCAATTGTTTGTAAATCTCTAAAAGTATTTTTAACTGAAGCATTTACACCTTGACCACTTCCAGCTAAGTTTTCAATTTCATCATCTGCTTCCAATTTCTTTTTGTTTACTTCTTTTTTCATACTTTCTGCTGGAATTAAAGTAAATCTAGCATTCATTGTGAAAGGAAGCACTTCTTTTCTGTACATAAATGGTTGGAAATTGAATGGATATTGAATACCCATTGGGAATTTAGAAAAAGTTAAAGTTGCTCTATAGCCTTCTCTGATGTCACCATTTTGGAATTGAGTAATATGTAACCATCTTGGTTTAACATCAACAGTACCGCCTGTTTCAATAACAATGTCTGCTGGTCCAATTCTATTATCATAATCTGCTTCTAAATATGGTGTTGCCATTGCTGGATAGAATCTACGTTTAATATTGATAAGCATATCTTCTTTATTAGGACGAATCGCCATCAAGTTTGAATTATGTAAAACTCTAAATAAATCTTCTTCCATTGCATTGGCTCTTGTTTCTTCTTCTTCAGTAATTTCTTCTTGGTCGAAGTTTAATACATTATCAATAGATTTTTTAAGAGCTTTTAATGTGTCTTTTAATGAATATTCTAAAATATTCAAATTATTTACATCAAACGAGCCTCTATTGAATAATTTAACACCAAAATAGCTAACTCGTTTCATATAATTCCCCATATAAAGCTCTTCTCTTTGAGCATTTATAAAGTTTTCAAAAGCCTGTGATTTATAATCAGTCCATTTTGCATATTCCACTCTTACTTGTTCTTCCCATGAATCTGGGTTGAAAGGAGTGTTAGAAATTTGAATATGACAATCTAATGGTCTTTTTGCACTAATACTCAAGCTTGAAAGGGCTGATTGAGTTGCATTTGCTAAGATAATCTTAGAATTATCTGATAAGAAATCATATGGTTTTTCTGCTAATATATAATAAGCCCATACTTCTCTATCAGATACAATAATATTTCCATGAGTGCCGATTACGGCTTTAGGGGGAACTTTTATTGTTTTGTCAGTTTGTTTAGCTTTTTTCTTCTTTTTAGTTTTTTTACTCACTACACCGTTAACCTCGCTATATTTTTCAAAAAAAAGTAATACTAAATCTTAGTATTACTTTCGCAGGTTTTTATATTAAATTCCTAAAGCGAACCTGCTTACACTTTCCTACTTTATTTAGAATCAAGTTTTATAACTTCTATTTTCTATTTTAATTTAATAGCTATATTATCAATCGGAAAAGTAGGTAGGTGAAATAACTTGTACTTGTTTAGCACCTTCTTCAACTGCTTTCTTAAATGTTCCGTTTTGTCCGAAGAACAAATCAGTACCGTAAATTAAAACAGTAACAATAGCTCCAATAATTACGAATGAAGCAAGCATACGGAAGTTTCTGTCAATCAAGAATTTAATTGACAATGCAGCAATTACAAGAAGCGCAGCTGGTCCAATCCATTGTTGTACTAATGTACTTCTTAATGTGTCAAGACCAGCTAAAATTAAATAATTAAACAATTTATTAGCCTCCATGTATTATATATAGATTGTTGAATTGTATCTCTCTAAAGATAGAGTATTATCTTATGGTTGAAGCAAAGTCTTGCTTAGAAATGACCAATTCTATCATTCTTTAAAATTATATCAATATTAAGATAAAACTTTATATTGTTCAGGTTTTAATATCAAAAATCAATTAAATTAAACGTATAAGTAAGGCGCAGCTCTTGTTACCACATACTTATCTTCACCAATTTTCTTAATTGTCATAATATATCTACCAGTATAGATAGCAGCTTTCTTAGAATCAGATGAAGTATTATCTGCCCATTTGACAGTAACATCAACTTTCCATTCGTCAGCATTTGTTGAAGTATAAACTTTGTATGTGATGTCTGTATTTGGGTCATCTGTTGCAAGTTTCATAGTCTTATTGAAACCTGAATACAAATCTTTATCCTCTTTATCAGAGATATATTGGTTAATTTCATCATGAGATGTTACAGATGAAGTAGAAAAAGCTTTCCAATAACCTTGGATAGTAGATTTCAATGCTTGTTTCATATTAGTATCTTCATCACCCGTTCCAATCTTACCTTCTTCCTTAGCAGAGTCTGAATTTGTGATTGGATAAGTTGGCATGATTACTGGGTCACCCTTATGAATACTCATTGCTCCAGTTTTAGCATCATAATAAACATTTACAGAGAAGCTTAACCAATGACTTGTTGGATTTTGATTAGCAGCTTGTGCTTGTCCGTTTTCGTCAGTAACTAAAACAGAAATTTTATAATTTGCTGAAAAATCTGTCAAAGCTCTCTTTTCGTAAGTAACTGGAACTCCAATGATACGTTGTTTATTATTCTTTGCTTCTACTGTTGGATTAGCAGTTGCATGACCGTTTCCAGAGTTTGTTTCAGGCATTGTTCCAGTATAGAAATAAGATAACATATTTCGAGATACAGCATCATTACTATCTAAATTCACATAATAAGTAATAAATTGTTCAGCAAAAGCTTGACCTTTATCAATAGGGAAATTAGTTTGGCCTGCAGTTGTTTTAGCAATTTGTGCTATTTCATCAGTAGTATAAGAATTTGATGGGAAGAAAGTGTTTTTAACTCCTAAAGCAATAATAATCAATATTCCACCGAGAACTAAACCTCTTTGAACTTTCTTTGCTACAGCAACATCTTTTCGTTCATCATATTTAGAAACTTTGTTACCGAAAGGTTTTAATTTCTTTTTCTTTTTATCTATGAATTTTTTCTTTTTCTTTTCTTCTTTGCTGTTTTCATAGATAGGTTCTTCATGAGTAGCATAAAGATGGCTATCATCTTCCATACTTTCTTGAACCGGTAACGAGTTAGTATATGACGGTTCTTCATCTGCTACTGTTTCGATTTGTACTGATTGAAAATCTTCATCTAAACTTGGTAATGAAGCATTTCTATTTGTACTTTTCTTTGGTAAAGGCATGAAGTACCCCCTCGTATTATTTATTTTTTCTTTTAATATATCAAAAAAGGCAGAAGTTCTGCCTTTTTATATAAAATCATCAAAGGAAACTTTTTTCTTTTTAGTTTCTAATGATTCTTTTCTATTTTGTTTTATTAAATCTTTGTGTGGTGTTCTTACTTGAATATTTAACTCTTCCAATCCGTCCATTAAGGAATTAGGTTCAGTAAAATCTTCTTCTTTGACATCTTCAAAGTCATAAACTGGTGTAAAGTCTAAATCTTCTAATGGCTCTATTTGTTCTGTTTGAGTTTGAATATTCTTTAAGTATTTTTGTTCATTTTTGTCAGCGTTAAATGAGTTATTGAATTTTCTAATAAAATCTTCTGGTATTGGTTGTAATAATTCTTCATCAACAATGATTTGAACTTTTCTAGCAACAGCTCTTTCCATAGAAGCAAATTCTTTTTCAGCACAAGCTTTCGTAATATAATAAGCAGTTGAAGTATAATTATTTTCTTTAACTGGTGCTGATAGATTTTGGAATTTACTTGGCGAAACAATCCAGTCGGGTTCTACTTGTGTATTTACTCTTGAATTTCTTGAGTTTCTCCAGTTCAATTGGAACAGGCTAGAATTACGTTGCCCAGATTCTACATATTTTTTCATATTTGCTTGGCCAATAATTTTTGCTAACTCTTCAGCAGTATTTTGACCTGAACCTTTATGAATAATGAAGTTTTGAATAGTATCGACAATACTATCTCTAACAGCAGTCCCATTTGCTGAACTAGATTTTACAATTTGTTCTAATGATTGTAAAGATAAAAGAATATACATTTTAGAAGAACGAGCTTTCTCTAGCAAATCAGCAACTGTTGCTGGGTCTAAAATTTGGAACTCGTCTAAGTATACTCCTACTAAATCTTTGTTTCCTTGAGCATTTTTATAAGCAGAGGTTCTACTTAAGTCAGATAAGATAATTGAGCCCATATATTTAGCAAAGTCACTTTCTTCTTGTGGATTAAATGAGAATAACACAACAGGTGCTTCTTCTGAAGTTGCAAATTCAAATAAGTTAATGTGATAAGGAGTTTCTCCTTTTGCTAACCAATCACCATAACTTGACATAATCAATGTACGACAATTTGAAACGAGCCCATTGATTTGTTCTAACAAGCCTTTACCTTGATGACTGTTTAATTCTTCGTACAATCCAAGTAAAGCACTCAATCTTCGTTTATCCCCACCTGATACTTTTATACCGGCATGCTCTTTGTCAGTAACTTCAATCTTAAATTGTTCAATCAAAGCATATAAATTCTTTAATTGTAGAGCAGATACAAATTGAGATAATCCACCTTCGTGCCAGTTAATATATTGTTTTGTCTTTTCTCTATCCACATTTTCCAATAGATAGAAAATTGATTCCAAAATATCTTTTGTTCTTTTCTTGTAGACCTCGGAAGCCCCATCCCATTGTCTTAAATTTAGCATCATATCAGCTTTTGAAGTTGCTGTACCAGTTGCCAATGGGTCATAAGAAGCTTGATTATCACAAAATGGATTGTTATAAGTTCCTGGTTTTCCAGCAGTGAAATGATAAAATTGTCTACCATGTTCCTTAGCCCATTTAGCTAAGTAATATGGATATTCTGTTCCTTTTTTGAAGTCAATAGCAAATACTGGATTGCCTGCTTCAATGTCATTTCGCATTAACTGAAGCATTGTATAAGTTTTACCAGCACCTGTTTGACCTGTAGCAGCTGTATGACCACATCTTTCAGTATAATAACTTCTTACAATTCTTTCTTTATCAAAATATTTAACATCACCAGCGTCATTACTTTCCATGAAAACTTTATCAACTAATATTCCTAGAGGTGCAGAGTCATAAGCATACTCATTTCCCTCTTTTAATGATTTAATATTTTGTTTTCTTTTGTATAATTCATAAGGAGTCTTTTTGTATTCAAAATTATAAGCCCAGCCTTTCATAACTTTTAACTCTGGATAGAGTTTCAATTGTCTAGCTTGATGAAAAACAATGAAAAAAGTTAAAATCACATAAGCAATAGAACATAAGTATAAATACGCTGTCATAAAGCTTGTGTGATTTGAAATATTCATGCTAGTTAATGGGTGAGCAATTAAATTCCAAATAAAAATGAAAAATGATACAACAGCAAGGAATGAATATATTACAATTGGTTTTTGTTTTAGCTTTCTAAACAAAATATAATATGTTATAAGAGAAGCTATAAAACCAGGTAGAACTGCCATACCGGAGAGAATAAATAGTGGTAATAAACTATTTGTTTTCTTGGGTACATTATATAATTCTTCTTGCATTAAATCTTTCCTTTTTGTTTTTAATACTTATATCATTTATTCGATAATTCAGATAATAAAGATTTAATTACTTCTGGGTCAGAAGCACCTTCCAAAGCAGTAAGTATTCTTCTTTTCTTTTCTGCTTCTCTTTCTTTATTTTTGATTTCAATAGCTTTATCTAATAAATAATAGTATTGTGTTTTTATATCTCTTTCATCTAAATTGTCAAATGGGTGAGCTAATATTGCTCTTACCATTTTTTGCTCTGGTGAATTATCTTCATAATTCTCTGGCACTAATTTTTTATTTAATTGAAATACATCTCTTGCTAATATTCTCATAGTCTTATTAAACTTATCTTTAGATATAGCTTTCTTTAATTCCCCTTTAAAATATTCGGGATAAGAAAATAGAATATTTAACGCTAGTAAAATATAAGTATTACTATCATTATTTTTAGAAGAGTTAGTTGCTTCTTGAATTTGTTGAGCAATTGTATCTTTATCACTCTTATTATCAATGATAACTTGAATTTGGTCGTAAGCAAATCCTACATAAGAGCAAGCTCTTCTTAAATATTGCTCTCTTAAAATAGAATCTTTAATATATTGAGTTAATTCTGTTTGTAGAGTTGTAATAAATTCTGTTTTGTCAGAAATAGATGAGTAATTAAAACTATTTCTAATTTTTAAATATGCTTTCTCTACAAAAGTTTCCATTTTAGGAAGTTTATCATGAGTTTGTAAATAATCACAAGGGTCTTGACCTTCAATCAAGTTAATTTGATAAAGTCTTGTTTGAATAGAGCTATGTTCTCTAAATATTTTATTAGCAGCTTTCTGTCCAGCTTTATCATCATCTAGTAATAATACTATATTACCATTTTCTCCAACTGCTTTCAAAATATCTCTTAATTGTTCATTAGTAAAAGCAGTGCCAGAGATTGCAACTGTATTTGTATATCCATGAGCAGTCATTGCAGCTACATCAAATTGGCCTTCTACTAAATAAATAAGTTTATCTTTATTAGCTTGTTTTTTAGCATTGTTAATATTATAAACTACATTTTTCTTATGGAATACAATAGAGTCAGTTGAATTTATATATTTTCTGCTCTCTATATCTTTTTGAGTTAATGCTCTTCCAGTAAATCCAATTACTTTACCCATGTAATTTCTAATAATGAAAATCAAGCGATTGACTTGTTGTAAATAACCTTTGTCATACATTAGCCCTAATGCTTTCAATTCATCATGAGTATAACCCTTTTGAGTCATATAATCTAATTGGTCTTTTTGCGATTCTGGTGCATAACCATATTCAGCAGAATTATAATCAAGATTTCTGTCAGTAATCATTTTTTTAGCTGGGTGAGAATCTGCTAATTCATTAAATTTCATTTTGTAATAATTAGCCAAATCTTCTAGCAAATCATATGCTCTAGCATATTGTGAGTATTTTTTTGAATCGTCTTTATTAAGCTCATATTGAATATGATACTCTCTTGCTAAATAGATTACAGATTCTTTCCATGATACTGACTCTGTTTCTTGAATATAACTGAAAATATCTCCATGTTTTCCACAGCCAAAGCAATGATAGCTTTGGCTCGTATCACTTACTGTAAAAGATGGTGTTTTCTCGTTATGGAAAGGACAAAGAGCTTGCCAATTAGAGCCGCTCTTCTTTCTAAATATAATACCTTCTTTTTCTAAATAAGCTTTTAAATCTACAGTATTTTTGATTTGTGTTTTTAAATCATTTAAGTTTGTAATCTTAGTCATTTAATCTCTTTCCAGTTCTATTTCATTGATTAAGAAATTTTCTATATCTTTTCGTTTATAAATAAATGAAGCGTTAATTACAAATTCAGCTATTACTAAATAATGAAAATTTCTGTTATATATTTCTGTATCTTTTAATCTAATAGTTTCTTCATTCGCTTCAGCTTTTAATATTTTCTTAACTGAATCAGCGAAGATGCTTTTTAATGATGGTATTACATCATCTTTATTTATAAGCAAATTTTCATAAGCCAACATCTCATTAAATCGTTTAATATTGAGCTTCAACTTCTCTTGATTTAATGTTGGTTGAATATCTGGTAAGAAATAATATTCATCATCAAAAGAAGGAATTTGATTTGTATAGTTTGCTATAAATAAATCAAATAGGGAATGATTTAATTTTTCAACTGATAATTTCTTTTCTAATTCTTTTGGATAAATATTTTCAAAAACTAATTTTGAAATATAAGGATATAAAGCTAATCCTCTACATTTATTTCTTTTTAAAATTTCATAGAGTGAAAGATAATCTTTTTTAGAATATACTAAGCAATAATTCTTAGTAATTATATTATTTTTTAATTCTACAAAAGAATCATCAGTTAATGAATTTAAGTATTTTAAGTTATTCTTTTCTAAGATTACATAAAACATTTTAACTCCTTAGTATGATTTTACAATTTTTCTATAAGCTTTTAATTCTTTGAAAGTTTCTAATATATCATCTTTAGCTCTATGATTATAATTTTTTCTTTTTGTTTCTTGCTTAGTATAATTAGGATTTACAATTTTAATTAGTTCTCTTACTGCTGAAACATCAAATGTTCTATAATGAAGTAATGAAAATGTTTTAGGTAGACATCTTCTAATGATTTCATAGTCATATTGAATAGTATTTCCAGTCAGAATTAAGCGACATTTATTTGGTAATAGTTCTCTTAATTCTTCATACATTTTATTGTCAATTTCTGAAAGTGATAATTTCGATTTTTTAGAATCAGCAATCAAGTTATTTTTTGTGTGCATTTTCTTAACTCTATCAACCATATTTTCATAATCATAATTAGCAAAAGAGTTAATATATGTATTACTTTTCATTTGGAACAAGTTTTCATCTGAAAGAATATAAGAAATTTCAATTAAATCATTTTTTAATACTTTGCCGTCTTTATCAAAATTCAGACCAATCCCCTCAACATCAGTAAATAAATAATATGTTGTATAGTCTTTTTGTTTGGTTTTCATTTTTAAAAATCAACTTTCTAATCTTAGTATAGTTATATTATTCCATTTTTTTATTTTTATTTTAAGCAAGTTTAAGCGATTCTAAGCTGTTTTTCTGTAAAGTCGATACATTTATCGAAAAGCAGTTTTAACTGTTTTAGCGTTTGCTATATGACGATATAACGACATTCAAAACGAGTTTGAGCAAAAGAAAAAGAGTATACTTTTTAGTATACTCTTTAATCTTTTAAATGCCTAATCTCTTTTACGTTTGAGA